TACATTATACAGTATTACCCGGTAATAGTCAACCCTTTTGCTGCAGAAAATTGAACTTTTTTCGATTTTTTTTTGAAAATTGGATAAAAGTAAGTAATTTTTCCTTATCAAATAACGTCAAAACCTACTAAAACTGGGCGCAAAGGAACTATCTACTTACCTATTAGTAAGTAAAAACAAAATGCGCGCAAAGTATATATACAACAACAAAATCCAAAAGCGCGCTAAATAAATATTTCGAACTTTATCCTATTAAATCCATAACTAATACTATTAAAACAAGTAATTAATAAGGAAAAACAAGACATGTAAGTATATAGCAAGTAGGTAATTAGGTACACAGAAAGGCGACTAGGGACATGCAAATCAGGGACTAGGGACATGCAAATCAGGGACTTCCGCAAACCAACTTCTCAAATGCTGTAAAATAAGTAATACCAAGGAGTTACAGCGTTACTGAGTTATTAGTGAACCATAAACGGCCCAAAGGTTCAATAGTTCAAAAGTCGTAAATGTTCAAAAGTTCGAACTTAAATAATCGAACTATTGAACTTTTGAAAAACTGAATAGTAGTTCGAAAATAGTAGTTCAAAAGTTCGAAAACTTAGTCACTTTACGGCCTTACTTTAATTGATATAAATGAACTATAATTTATCTATTTTTGTATTACCTACGTCCCTTTAATTGGCGCGTGTTTTGGTGTATAATAATAGTGACTTAAATTAATAAGGAGGTAGTTGTTTATGACTTCTAAGGAAGGACCTAAAACGAAAAAACCTGTTTCGCGCAAGAAGCGAGGCCGAAAACCTGTTAAGCAAAAAGCCAGAGTTGAATTGGACGAGGCTATTGAGTTCGATTATAAAGGCATTAAGCTATCTAAACAGGAACGTAATGAGCGTATGAAAATCGAATTTATTAGAGGCATGGATGTCGCCGAAATCGCGCATAGATACGGCGTAGCAAAAACGACAGTCGAAATCTTACGTTCAAAGGGTAAATGGGTAAAACTGAAAAAACAGTTCGAAGATGAAAAAGCTCTTGTTACTAATGACACATTAACTCAAATGTATGCAGGGTTCAAAGTTACTGTTAATGTTAAATATCATGCCGCATGGGAAAAACTAATGTCTATTATAGAAATGGCTTTAGATAACCCGGATAAGTATTTAATGACTAAAGATGGACAATTACGTTGGGGAGCTTTGGACGTACTTTCGAACATTATAGACCGCGCACAAGCTGGGCAGGAAAGAGCTAACGGCATGATACCCGCTGAAGTACAATATAGACTACAAATCGAACGGGAAAAGCTGACCCTACTTAGACAGAAAATGGGCGACGGCGATGGACAAGAGGAAGTTCGGGATAACTTTGTTCAAGCTTTAGATAATGCCGCTCAAGCAGTATGGACAGACTTTGCGCAACAAACAGGAGCTTACATTAAAGACTCCATTCAAAAGGAGACTGAAAATGAAGAGTAAATACAAACTTCTTACTATTATACTGTTTCTATTATTTGTCGCTATTGCTATCCATCCTCGACATACTGAATCTTCGAACAAACAGGACCCTGCGCCGGGCGTTATTAAGGAAGTTGGTAAAAACTATATCGACGTTTACGGGTACGGAAGATTTTTAGTTAGCCAAGAGGAAGCCGCTAAACTAAAACAGGGGGAACATGCGCCGAAGTATATACTGAAACGAGGTAGTTAGATGGGAAGATTAAAAAATAAAGTTCAACCTTTTAAGTTCGCTCCTTTTAGTAGAAAACAATTACAATTACTAACATGGTGGCGAAAGGACTCTCCGTATTGTGACTTCGATATTGTAATCGCCGATGGTTCCATTCGTTCTGGCAAAACAGTATCCATGGCTTTATCCTTTACGCTCTGGGCGATGGAAGAGTTCAACGGACATAACTTTGCTATTTGTGGTAAAACAATTCACTCCGCTCGTCGTAACGTCGTTCAGCCGTTGAAGCAAATGCTATCCAGTCGCGGCTATACAATCGAAGATGTACGTAATGAAAATCTATTAGTCATTGGTAAAAAGGACGGCGATAAGGAAGTTATTAATTATTTTCATATCTTCGGCGGAAAAGATGAATCCAGTCAAGACCTAATTCAGGGTATTACTTTAGCCGGTATCTTTTGTGATGAAGTAGCTCTTATGCCGGAGTCTTTTGTTAATCAGGCAACTGGGCGTTGTTCCGTATTTGGTTCGAAAATGTGGTTCAGTTGCAACCCGTCCAATCCTAATCATTATTTCAAAAAGCAATGGATTGACCAAGCTGTTCATAAGCGCATCTTGTATCTTCATTTCACTATGGACGATAATCCTAGTCTTAGTGACCAAATCAAAGCGCGTTATGAAAAAATGTACGCAGGAGTTTTCCGCAAACGATTTATACTAGGTCTATGGGTAACTGCTGATGGACTTGTTTATTCCATGTTCAACGAGGAAAAGCACGTTAAGCAGCTAAACATTCCCTTTGACCGAATCTTTGTAGCCGGGGACTTTGGTATTTACAATGCTACTACTTTTGGAGTTTATGGGTATTCCCGTAGATTGAACCATTACCACCTAATTGAATCTTATTATCATTCCGGACGGGAAGCAGAGCAGCAATTGACTGAAGCAGATATTAACTCCGGTCAAACCTTTGGCGGTGTATTACAAAAGACCACTAAAGAGTATGCTAATGATTTAGTTAATTTAATTAGGGGATATGATATCGAATACATTATCCTTGACCCATCGGCTTCGGCAATGATAATTGAACTACAAAAACATCCGTATATAGTTCGAAAACAAATTCAAATTATCCCAGCTAAAAATGATGTTCATTTAGGAATATCCTTCCATGCGGAATTACTAACTGAGGAAAAGTTCACTATTGACCCGTCCAATAAACACGATATCGATGAATACTTTTCTTACAGCTGGGACACTAAGGCAAGTGAACACGGACGCGATGAAGTTGTCAAAGAAAATGACCACTGTATGGACCGTAATCGTTATGCTTGTTTAACGGACGCAGTAATTAACGGAAATTATGGTTTTGAAATACAAGTGTTAAGCGGCAAAGGCGCAAGATAACGATACATAAGTACAATTATTAGTGTATAATATAAGTAAGGAGGAAATGCCATGGTAAAGAAATCAGTAGCCATATCACATACGGACGAAGTCCTATCGCAAGCTTTTAATAGCCCACTTGCGCAGAATCAAAAATTTAAAAAGGAGCTGATGGAAGTAGAGCTCTTTTATCAGTACTTTGACGGGTTCGATGTTCGGGACTTAAACTCCGACTACGGACAAACTTGGAAAATTAATGAAGAAGGAATTGACTATACACCTACCCAGGAAATTCGTAACTTTATTAAGCAGCTAATCAAAAAGCAAGCGCGCTTTATGATGGGTAACGCACCGGAGCTTTCATTCAGTCCTATTCAAAACGGACAAGATGAAGCGGCTGAGAATAAACGTATCCTTATCGACTCTATTTTAGATAATGCCCGCTTTTGGAGTAAAGCGTCTAATGCACTAGTGGACGCAACAGTCGGCAAGCGCGTGCTAATGTTATTAGTAGCCAATGAAAATGAACAAATCGATATTCAGTTTTATTCCATGCCTCAGTTCACTTATACTGTCGACCCTAAAAATCCGTCAAGACTTTTAGCTGTCGACATTGTGTACCAAGATGAACGTACAAAAGGAATGCAAACGGAAGCGCAGCTTTGGCACCATTATCGTTATGAAATGAAATCCGGCGCAAGTGAGTCCGGAGTAGCTCAAGCGCTTGAAAATGTTGAGGAAGAGTGTTGGCTAACTTATGCACTAACGGACGGCGAAGCAAATCAAATCTACATGACAGAAGACGGGTCAACTACTATCAAAGCGTCATTAGCAAAACTTGTCGAAATTGAAGATAATTTAGGTAATAAAGTAGAAGTACCGTTAAAAGTATTAGAGACTGCACCTACGGGTCTTAGTCAAATTCCTTGTCGTGTTATTTTAAATGAACCCCTGACTAATGACATTTACGGGTCAAGTGATGTTAAGGAACTAATTACTATTGCGGACAATTACAATCGAACAGTCTCTGATATGAGGGACGCCCTTAAATTCAAAATGTTCGAGCAGCCTGTACTTATTGACGCTTCAACGGCTTCAGTAAAAGGAATGAAGATTGCTCCTAATGCTTTAGTTGATGTTAAGTCCGACCCTGCGTCCTCTATTGGCTCCGGAGGAAATAGTCGACAAGCTAAAGTAGCAACGATTTCAGGTTCATTTAATTTCCTACCTGCAGCGCAGTACTATTTAGATGAAGCTAAGAAGTCAATGTACGAACTAATGGACCAACCGCTTCCGGAAAAAGTTCAAAATGCACCATCAGGGATTGCGATGCAATTTCTATTCTACGATTTAATGAGCCGATGTGACAGTAAATGGATTGAATGGGATGCTGCTATTAGCTGGCTTGTTCAAATGCTGGAGGAAGTACTTGAAAAAGTGAATGTCGATTTAGGTTTACTGCCGCAAAATATCATTTCTAGTTATCAAACACTGACAACGTTAATCATCGACCATAACTATCCATTACCTAGTGACGAGGCATCAGCTAAGGAAATTGCAATGAGCGAAGTTCAAAACAATGTACGCAGTCACCAATCTTATATCGAAGAGTTCAGCGTTAAGGAAAAAGCGGACAAGGAATGGAAGCGTGTATTGGAAGAGCAAGCGCAGCTGGATGAAGTAAGCGGAGGAGCCTTGCCTCAATTAGTAGATGAATTAGGACAGCCGGGATTTAGAGAGGATGGAAACAATGGCGAAGAAAACGAAAAAGAAAGAACTGAAAAGGAAAGCACAACTAGAGAAGAAGACAGCGGAACAGATGTCTAATCAAACTTTCAAAGTTAAATGCGATAATTGTGAGCATACTTGGGAGTTACATCAAAAGGACATTAAATCTAAACATCTGGAACGTGGAGTAGAATGGCGATATTTTGAATGTGAAAAATGTCGTGCGCGATATACTACTTATGTAGGAAATAAGGAAGTAGAGCGACTCATTCGTTTTAGAAATGAATGTCGACAAAAAATCAAAAAGGAATTGAACAAAGGTGCAGCAATGAACCAAAATGTCTATCACTCCATCCGCATTGAAGATGAACAAGCTGGGACTAAAATTTCCGGGATTATGACACGACTTAAAAAGGAGCTGAACATTGAGCAAAAAGAAAAGGAACTCATATCTTGACAGCTGGGAAAAGTCCATCCACGCTCAAACTGCAAAACTGACGCTTGAGCAGGAAAAGGAAGTATTGAAAGCATTTAATGAGTCAGCGCGTGATTTAATTGAAAAAATTGCTAAGTCACGCAATGGCTATCTTCCGTTACGTATCTATAAGGATTACGCTTATGACTTATATAGCGTGTTACTGGAAGTTATGTCCAGATATTCGGAAGAAGCTGTTAAAAATGTAATCGACGGTCAATTATTACTGACTCTAAAAATGTTAGGCGAGGATGGACAAGCTACTGCGCCGGACTTTGAAAATAAACTGCGACAAGTTTCTTTAGTTTATTCAAAAGTAGCCGCTGAAGGAGTTGTAAAGGGTGCTATTTATAAAGACGGTAAAAACTTGTCAGCGCGGATTTGGTCAGCGGCTGCCCGTGCAGGAAATGACGTTCAGCAAATTGTTACGCAAGGACTTGCTAGTGGGATGTCAGCTACGGACATGGCAAAAATGCTCGAAAAGTACATCAATCCAAAAGCTCGCAAGAACTGGGACCAGGACAAGATAGCTGAAAAGCTAGGAGCTGTTACTGCTAATAAGTATAAGAACTTAGAGTACAATGCTCTAAGACTGGCACGGACTACTATTAGTCATTCCGCTACTGCTGGAGTTAGACGCTGGGGACAAGTGAACCCTTATGCTAAAAAAGTTCAATGGCACTCCGTTCACGCTCCAGGTAGAACTTGTCAGGCCTGTAAGGATTTAGACGGTGAAATATTTCTTATGGAGGAGTGTCCCTTCGACCATCCCAACGGAATGTGCTACCAAACTGTTTTCTATGACAAGTCAATGGACGAAATGGCGGACGAGCTACGGGATTGGGTACACGGGGAACCTAATGAAGAACTCGATACTTGGTATGATGGATTACTTTCAGGTCAAATTCAAAAAGACAGTGATGTCGATTTTGTTAAAAGCTATTAAAGGGTCAGGGAAAACTGACTCTTTTTAGTTTGTACCCTATAAATAATCAACTGAACTATTTACTATTATATATAGTAAAAAATGGTCGATTTTGTTATAATTGATAGTGTAAAGGAGCCTTCACTCCTAAAAATGTCGAAATACTCAGTTTCACTATTCTGGGTTATTTAAAAATAGAAGATTCAGCCGGCGGGCGTAAACGCAGGAGGTACGGAATATGGCATATGATTTGAAGGACTTACTCAAAGGTCTGGATGATTCAGTCATCGAACAAGTTCAGTCAACTGTCAAGCAGAACACAAAAGAGCTCAACGCTAAATTGTTCATTGACGGGGACGGAGACCACTATGTGCCGCATGCACGATTTGACGAGGTCGTTAATCAGCGTGACCAGGCAAATAGTTCAATTAAATCTTACAAGTCAAAACTTGAAGAGCTTTCTAAACAAGTCGAGGATGGAAGTGATGCGCAGGCTACTGTTCAGGACTTAACCGCTAAGTTAGAAGCTCAAACTAAGTTGGCGAAAAGTGCAATTTTAGAGTCAAGGCTTCAACCGCTTATTACCGACTCCATTGCTCCCGCTTCTGACATTTTAGGCTTTATGGACGTAACGAAGATTCACGTCAATGACGACGGAAGCGTTACTGGACTAGAGGAACAATTGAAAGAAGTTAAGGAAGCGAAAAAATATCTATTCAAAGCAGCTGCCGAGGGCGACAATGACTCAAATCCTGGAGAACCTAATCCAGGTAGGGCTGGAACTGGTAATCCAGGAAACTCTGGGCGCCTAGGAGGTGGAGGAGCTAATCCAACACAAGTAGGTTCCTTCGGTAAGCAGTTAGCTGCAGCGCAAGTCGCGAAGAAAGCAGCTGACGAAAATCAATTCAATTTCTTTAAATAGGAGGAAGGCTCATGCCAAATGTACGTGTTAAGCAAACCGCTTACAACCAGACTACTCGTAGCATTACAGCAATCCCTGACCATTATGTAGCTCTTACCGCTGTTATTCCTGCAACCGCAGCAACTCAAGTCGGTAACAAGAAATACATTTTGGCAGGTACTTGCGTCAAAAATGCTACGGAACTAGAAGGTCGTAAAAATGGCCTAGAAGTTGTTCAAGCTAGTGAACAATTTGACGGCGTAATCTTTAGCGACCAAGAAGTTTACGAGGGCGAGGAAAAAGTAACAGTAACAGTTCTTGTTCACGGCTTCGTTAAGTATGCAGCATTGCAAAAAGTTGGAGGCGCTGTTCCTACTTCTAAAAATGCAATGATTCTTGTAGTAAAATAGGAGGCTTCATTAGATGAATATTTATGACTACCTAAATGCAAATGAAGTAGCAAGCTATATCCAGTCTTTGCCTTCAAATGCTATTCAATACTTGGGAGCTCAACTTTTCCCAAATGCTCAACAATCAGGAACTGACATTTCTTGGCTCAAAGGCGGTCAAAACTTGCCAGTGACGATTCAACCGTCCAACTATGACGCTAAGGCTAGCATCCGTGAGCGTGCTGGATTTAGCAAGCAAGCAACTGAAATGGCGTTCTTCCGTGAATCCATGCGTATCGGCGAAAAAGACCGTCAAAACTTGCAAATGCTGCTTAATCAAAGTCTTGGACTTGCTCAACCTATCATCACTCAACTGTATGATGACACTAAGAACCTTGTCGACGGCGTAGAAGCTCAAGCAGAGTATATGCGCATGCAGTTGCTTCAGTACGGTAAGTTCACTGTTAAATCTACTAATAGTGAAGCGCAGTACACATATGATTACAATATGGACGCTAAGCAAAAATATACTGCCGCTAAAACTTGGACTACTGCCGCAGAAAGCGACCCTGTTGGGGACATCATTGCAGCACTGAACGATATTGAAAACCGTACAGGTGTTCGTCCTACTCGTATTGTAATGAACCGCAATACCTACAATGACATGGTTAAGAGCGACTCTATCAAGAAAGCTCTTGCAATGGGTGTCCAAGGTCAATGGCAAAACTTTATGGTATTGCCTTCCGACGCCGAACAATTTGTAGCAGCTAAAACTGGCGTACAAATTGCAGTCTACTCTAAGAAGATTGCTCAGTTCGCTGACGCTGACAAACTTCCTGACTACGGAAACATTCGTCAGTTCAGCTTGATTGATGACGGTAACGTTGTCCTCTTGCCGCCAACTCCAGTTGGTCACACTTGGTACGGAACTACTCCTGAAGCGTTTGACTTGGCTACTGGCGGAACTAACGCACAAGTGCAAGTATTAGCTGGAGGACCTACTGTGACTACATTTAAGGAAAACCATCCAGTCAACGTCGTAACAGTTGTATCCGCTGTTATGATTCCATCATTCGAAGGAATTGACTATGTAGGGGTTATCAAGACTAATTAAGGGAGGAGATAAACTATGGCAGCACTAAAAGCACTGACAGCAGTTATCCTTTCTGGGAGCGTAGTTCATGCAGGTAGTGTCTTTGAATGTCCGGATAGTTTAGCTCCGTCCTTAATCGAGCGTGGGTTTGCTCAACCACTTAAAGAGGCTGAGGGAGTAGGTCAGTTCGAACCTGCTCTTAACCAGCCTGACATAAACGCTATCGATGCAAATGATGAAGTTGAACGCATGCGCGAAGATTATCAGCGAATGACTGTTCCGGAACTAGTGGAACTAGCAAAAGCTAACGACATTAACACTACACCACTGACTCGCAAGAGTGAATACATTGACGCTCTTGTTAGCTACGAACTAGGAGAATAATTATGGCAAAAGAAGCGGACATTGAATTGGTCAAAATTAATACTGACAATGCTAACGCAGTATCCCCTTTGACTGACGAGCAAATCTCCGCTCTTTTAGATAAGCACGGTTCAGTTGCTTATGTGAGCTATAAGATTTGTCTCTTAAAAACTAGGAATGATACTGTTAAACTAGGCCCAATAAGCCTACAAGGAGATGCGAACTACTGGAAACAGCTTGCTCAGTTCTATTATGACGAGTACAAGCAGGAACAGCAGGCGCAAGAAATAGAAAAGAGCTCAGGTTCAACAATTTTTATGAGGAGGGCTGACGGTACGTGACATACGACTTGAATTATGTAAAAGCTCAAGTTAGAAGAGTCATCGATACTGCACCAACGCACGTTCAAATTACACGGGACAGCTTCATACCAGATGGGTACGGAGGCAGGCTAAAGCAACCTAATCAAGTTGTAAGGAGCGACTTGAGGGTTTTGTTTGACAATGCTTCCTCACCCAATTTGACAGTAGGCGTAAGTGATGCCGGACGTGTATTTACGGAAAATTCAATTCGCTTGTTCGTACTGTATGAACAAGATTTAGTTATTAAACGCGACGACATTGTCAAAATTATGGCCTCCGGTCGTCGCTTTAAAGTAACGGAAGTGAATAACATTTTAGAGCAGAATATTTTACTAGAAGTTAAACTGGAGGTGAAAGACTAATGGCTGAATTAGTTTATGACACCGGGCGATTTATTAGGGAGTGTACTCAATACCGAGTTCGATTTCAAGTCGCAATCCTAACTCTAGCGGAAGTCGCTGCTACTAAAATGGAATCCTATGCTAAAGATAACCGGCCTTGGACAGACAGGACAGGCAATGCTCGGCAAAAATTAGCAGGCGAGGCAGCTTGGGTGACAAGAGACAAAATCATGATAATCGTAGCTCACCATATGAGTTACGGTTACTGGCTTGAGCTTGCGCATCAACGAAAATATAAGATACTAGAGGAATCTGTCGAAAAATGTGTTCCGGAATTGTATCGAGCATTACGACGGCTAGTTAGTTAGGAGCTTGTATGACTAAAAGAACTACAATGATGGACAGGTTGAAAGAAATCCTTCCTACTTTTCAACTCGCGTCCGCTCCTGCTGCTGCCGGAGCAATGTTTTCCGAAGAGCCTGAAATGCCTGACCGACCGGATGATTATATCGTACTTGCATATAGTCATCGATTACCGAGTGAGTCAAATAGGCTAGGGAGCTTCGCTTATTGGAAGGTTCAAATTTACGTTCATTCAAACTCAATTATCCCTATTGACGAGTACGGCGCTAAAGTACGACGACTTATTAGGAGTATGGACTATGAAGTTACTTACTCTGAAACGGGTGACTACTACGACATGACGCTATCTCGTTATAGGATGGAAATTGAGTATCGCATACCGCAAGGAGGAATCGCATAAATGAGTAAAGACATTCTTTACGGAATTAAGTATGTTGAAATCGAAGAGCTGGACCCATTGACTCAGCTCCCGAAAGTAGGCGGCGCAAAATTCGCTGTAGATACAGCAGAAACAGCAGAGCTAGAAGCTGTCACTAGTGAAGGTACGGAAGACCTTAAACGAAATGACTCACGTATTTTAGCTATTGTACGGACTCCGGACTTGCTTTACGGATACAACCTTAAATTTAAAGACAATACTTTCGACCCAGAAATTATGGCTTTGATTGAAGGCGGTACTGTTAAGCGTCAGGCAGGAACTATTTCAGGATATGACTCCCCAATGCTTGCAGCAGGAGCAGCAAACATGAAGCCATTCCGCTTGAACATCTATGTTCCTAACTATGTAGGGGACTCAATTGTCAACTACATTCAAATCTCACTGAATAACTGTACAGGTAACGCTCCAGGTATGAACTTAGGTAAAGAGTTCTATGCTCCGGAATTTGACATTAAGGCACGGGAAGCTACAAAAGCTGGCTTGCCTGTTAAGTCAATGAAATATGTGACCGAGTTACCAGCAGTTCTTCGTACTATTACTTTTGACTTAAATGGTGGAACAGGTACAGCGGATGCACTTCGTATCGAAACTGGTAAGAAGATTACTCCTAAACCAACTGACCCTACTGCACCGCTAGGTAAGACATTCAAGGGCTGGAAGGTTCTTGGTGAGTCAACTATCTGGGACTTCGACAATATGAATGTACCTGACCGTGACATTACACTTGTCGCACAGTACGCATAATAATTTTTAGAAATGAGGCATTACTATGACAAAATCGGTTATTAGCGCAGCGGATTTCCGCGACCGCGCTGTACGAATTATCCCTATTCCTGGATTCAGCGATAAGGATGAACCAATTCACATTAAAATCCGCTCTACAGGTGTTATGAACCTAGTATCCAGCGGACGCATCCCTAATACTCTTTTAGGTAAAGTGACTCAGCTTTTTGGTGAAACTGAGACTGTTCAAAAAGACTCAGTCAAACTTAACGACATCACTGACAGCCAGAAGAAAGACGCGCTGAACAAGCTTAATGGCAGCGAAAATGGTTTAAATGACATGGCCGCACTGATGAAAGTCTTTGCTGAAGCTACAATGGTTGAGCCTACTTATGCTGAAATTGGTGAGTATATGACAGATGCTCAGCTTATGGCAGTATTCGGCGCAATTTACGGGGAAGTACAAGAAGCTGAATCCTTTCGTAATGACAAAGGAAATGAATAATGTCATAGCTATTGCCAAAGAATTTAACATACGACCGAGTGAGGTTGTCGGCATGACCACAGAATTAGGTCAATACTGCTTTGATGCGGCAGCCGTTGCCTATATTCGTTATATGGAAGATGACAAAACTCCTCGGTATCCGGAAGACAGGGAACGGAACCCAGGTCTTCAAATGCTTATGGGGTGACACTAGTCGCCCCTATTTTATTAGATGAAAGGAGATTAAATGGATTTAGGTACTATTGCAGCACGTATGACGCTAGATATATCTAACTTCACAAGTCAGCTAAATTTGGCTCAAAACCAAGCTCAACGGCTTGCACTTGAATCCTCTCGTACTTTCCAATTTGGCGACGCACTTACAAAAGTCGGTGGACAGTTGACAAAAGCTGTAACGCTTCCTATATTAGGGATAGGTACGGCTGCTGTCAAAGTAGGTAATGAGTTCCAAGCTCAAATGTCTCGCGTACAGGCTATTGCAGGAGCTTCCGGCAGGGAACTAGACCAATTGAAGCAACAAGCTGTTCAATTAGGAGCTAAAACTGCTTTCAGTGCTAAAGAAGCTGCTCAGGGTATGGAAAATATGGCATCAGCTGGTTTTTCTGTTAAGGAAATCATGGGCGCTATGCCGGGCGTACTTGACCTTGCTGCTGTATCCGGAGGAGATGTAGCAGGTAGTGCGGATGCTATGGCTACATCCTTAAGAGCCTTTGGACTAGAAGCTGACCAGGCTGGACACGTTGCAAACGTATTTGCCAAAGCAGCCGCTGACACCAACGCTGAAACAGTCGACATGGCGGAAGCTATGAAGTACGTCGCTCCAGTTGCTCACGCAATGGGTATTAGCTTAGAAGAAACGGCTGCTGCTATAGGTATTATGGCGGACGCTGGTATTAAGGGTTCCCAAGCCGGAACTACGCTGAGAGGCGCTCTCTCTCGGCTAGCTCGTCCTACCGAAGCAATGCGAACAGCTATGCAGGAACTAGGGGTCTCATTCTACGACGCAAATGGTAACATGATACCTCTCAAAGACCAAATTGGACTTTTGAAACAAGCAACTGCAGGACTGACTCAGGAAGAGCGTAACCGCTACTTAGTTACACTATATGGTAAGGAAGCATTGTCTGGTATGTTGGCATTGATGGACGCAGGTCCTGACAAGATTGACAAGATGACAAATTCCTTTATCAATTCGGACGGTGCTGCTAAAAAGATGGCTGAAACTATGCAGAACAACTTGTCAAGTAAGATTGAGCAACTTGGTGGAGCTTTGGAGTCAGCTGCTATCATTATTCAGCAAATCTTGGAGCCTGCACTTAGGAAGGTTGTCGAATGGTTGACAAAACTTGTCGAAAAGTTCATTAATATGAGCCCAGAAGGACAAAAGCTTGTCATCATGTTTGCAGCTATTGCTGCAGCTGTCGGGCCAGTTCTTCTTATAATCGGTACATTGCTGACAACTTTTGCAAAGCTTAAAATTGCTATACAGTTCTTAGGGCCTGCCTTTATGGGAACGGCTGGAACAATCGGCGCCGTACTAGGTGTCGTAGCTGCTTTAGGGATTGCATTCGGTGTACTTTACATTAAGTCCGAAAAGTTCCGGAACTTTGTAAATAAGCTCGCAGCCGTAGTTGGTGAGTATTTAGGTAAGGCCTTTAAATGGGCAGGTGAGCAGCTCAAAGAGTTTGGACACTGGCTTGAAAAAGTAGGTTCAATGGTTGCTCAGGTAGCTGAGTCGATGTGGAACGGACTTGTCAAACTATTTAAAGATACCGCTCAGTCAGTCGGTATTACTAATATGTCACTAAAGGACTTTATTCATGGGTCTCTTGCTAAACTGTACGACATGCTAGGTGGCATGGGTGGGATAATGAGTATTGCTACAGGTTGGCTGACTAAGCTAGGTCTAGGATTTTTAGGAATTACTGGTCCTATTGGGATTGTTATTTCTGCAATTATTTCATTCATTACTGCGTGGGTTCGAACTGGGGAACTGAACTCTAAAGGTATCAATATGGTATTTGACGGAATGGTTGAGCGGATTAATAAGTTCGCTGACGGAATTTCGACATATTTACCTAAAATTGTAGAGTTCGGTGCTCAGTTAATTGTCAAATTAGCTGAAGGAATAGCTAGAGCAATTCCTAATATAGCGTCCTCTGTAGGTAGCGGGATGTCAACTTTTATAGAGTCAATCACTAAAGTTCTTCCTACTATCTTAAATGCTGGAGTGGAAATTGTCAAAGCTTTAGTTCTAGGTATTGGTAAAGTCCTTCCTGCACTTATTCAAGCAGGTATTCAAATCATGCAAGCCTTGTTCCAAGCTATTGTTGACAATTTACCTCAAATTCTTCAAGCTGGACTGGAGATACTAATGGCGCTAGGTAAAGCTATTATGGACGCACTTCCTCAGCTTTTACAAGCCGGCGTTCAAATTATCAAAGCTATTGTCGACGCTATTGCTCAGGCACTTCCTCAGCTGTTAGAGGCAGGACTTAAAATTTTGAAAGGACTTGTCCAAGCTATCGTTGACAATTTGCCACAACTTATTGAAGCAGGGTTACAAATTCTTAGGACAATAGTTCAAGCTATCATTGATGCACTCCCTCAGCTCATTGAAGCAGCTATTCAAATTACTTTAGCATTGTTCCAAGCGCTAGTAGATAATGCTCCTAAAATCATTGAAGCTGGTGTACGCTTGCTTATTGGACTTATCGAAGGATTAACTAATAACATGGACAAGCTGATTGACGGTACAATTAAAATCATTGAGGCTTTATTTAATGCACTCATTGACCACGGTCCTCAACTCATTGAAGCAGGATTTAAGTTAATTCTGGCACTTATCCAAGGTCTTATTCAAGCTATCCCGGAACTGCTTGGCGCCATTGGTAACTTGATTTGGAAGTTATTAGAGAAAATTGGTAGCTTCCTAGGGGACATGGCTTATAAAGGGTACGAAATGATGGCTAAGTTCATTTACGGACTTGTTAAGGACCCAGGTAAGCCTGTTCGATTTATGTCCCAACTAGGTTCTAATATTGTCAAAACGATTGGACGGTTTGCTAGTAGCATGCTGACAGCTGGTGTTCAATTAGTGCAAGGTCTTGTTAGAGGTATCGCTTCAATGGTGCAGAGTGTTGTAAATGCTGCAGCTAATATGGCGAAAAGTGCCGTTAATGCTGTCAAACGGTTCCTGCATATTAAATCTCCGTCACGTTTGATGGCGGAACAGGGTCGATACTTTGGACAAGGTTTCCAAATCGGTATTGAAGACATGATTAGTGATGTAGCAGGTACCGCTCAAAGCATGGCGCAGCAGGCTGCTGACATGGTCGCAGGAGTTCAACTTCGACTAACGGATAATGGGCTAGTTGACCAAGTGAAGGATATTTTCGAACAAGTTCAGGACGCTATTCCGGATACTTTACCGGCGCCAGAACTGGAGCAACTTCAAAAAGCGTCACTGACTCCTACTTCACAGCTGTACGCTAATAATGCTCCAGAAGCTACATTAGATTCAGGTCGAAAAGGAACTGAAAACCAAACTAATATTTCTATAGGTACCATCATTGTTAGAAACAATGACGATATTGACAAATTATCACGAGGACTTTATAATAAAAGTAAAGAAACACTCTCCGGTATGGGAGACATTGTTTCTACTTAGAAGGAGAACTAAATGGCTAATCATTCAACTATGTATTTGGACGACAGGGACATCGCAGAACTTGACGCAAAATTACTTGAATATAAGTCATCTACTATGGGAACGCCCAAGGACGGCGGCGTGAAGAACCTCGACGGTATTGACGGCGTATTAGATTCTACATCTACTGCGCTGTCTGCCCTTACGGGGTACTTAACAGTAATGTTCGAAGGAACTACTGAAAAGGAAGTTAATGCTAAATTTAGAAAATTTAAGCAATACATTGCGCAAAAGTCGTTTTGGAAAATGTCCGTTCCTCAGGACGAGAACTTCTTCAAGTATGGTAAATTTGTAGGTCAGGCAGAAATGCCAGATTTGACTGATGTGCCAAGCTACGCTCAGTCAAGTTTGATTGTTAAGCTTAATATTCAGTTCAAAAATGCGTACGAATATAGTAAACTAGCTATCGAGTCTAAAGCTACAGGAAATATAATATCAGTGAGCAATCCAGGTAGACCGACTCGGGACGCAGTAATTACTATTAAGTCAGCTAATCAGTTGTCCGGCTTTGTTAAAATTACAAGCGAAGCTGGTGACGTGATAGAGTTTGGAACGGAGTCAATTATGTTCTATGTTAATTCTACCATTAAGATAGACCTAGGACGATTTGAAATGACTAGAATTATGGCTAACAATCAAGTCAATAATATATTTAGCTACATTAAGACAGGTAGATTTTTCAAAATACCTTCTGGCACAAGTTCTATTCAAATTGAATACAAAGCACGTACCGCAGACCAATGGTCTACGCAATTACCGTTTTCGGCAGAGATTGAACTTTTGCCGTCGTATTATTAGAGGGAGGATAAATGGAAAGTAACGGACTTATAATGACGCCAATTCCTGATGAATTGCTCTACATATACGACCAAAATTTCAATCCTATCGCTATTATGGCGGATGCGTATGACCGGGAATTTGAGGATGAAAGGATTACTCGGTCAAAGGGTAAGGAAATCCTGACATTTAAAGCAGTCGATACATCTACAGGATTTTCAAGTCTTACAGCGGAGAACCTCGTCAAATTCGGCGAGCGGTGGTACCGTATTAAGTACGCAGAAGATGACCCTTTAGTAAAAGGAATCACTACGTTTACGTGCTACGCTCTTTGGTACGAACTTGCCGAAGGAATGCCAAAACCGCTTCAGGTAATTTCAACTACTGTCTTGCAAGCAGCGCAAAAAATTGTTGAGCCGCTTGGTAAATGGGTCGAACTTTCCGTGGCCGGTGTAGCTCAAGCTATTCCGGTCCGTGGAATGACCTTAAAGGAAAATTCAGCGTTATACAAACTTCGTTATTTAGCTAAGCAGTATAATTTAGAGCTGACTTTTGGATATAAAGAAATAATTGAAAATGAATTAAGATACATTAAAACCGTTGTCATGCTTCAACCTTACCAAGAGGAGCGAGTAGATTTTCCTCTTGTAGTAGAAAACAACTTGAAGCATATTGTTCGCACGGAGGACTCCCGAAATCTTTGTACTGCCTATAAAATTAGCGGTAAGTCTAATGAAGAGGGTAAGGAGTTCACTTTCGCTGAAATTAATGGTGGAAATGACTACCTTGTAGATGTGTCGTGGTTTACTGAACGAGGTATGCGTGCAAGGATTATTCCTAAATCTAAGCAGGACGACCGCTTTAAAATTAAGCAAAGCATGCTTGACGCAGCTAGAGCTTATTTAGACATTTACTCTAAGCCGTTGATAAGTTATGAAGCATCAGCGGTTCTGTATAGCCGCATTCCTAGCTTGCATTCTAGTCAGTTAGTCATTGATGACAGCTACAAGGTAACTGAATGGCGAAAAGTAACCGGTCGAAAAATTAATTACGACGACTTGTCAAGTTCGACAATCATCTTTGATGACCCTCGTCAAAACCTAATTGACTTGCTTAATGATGACGGTGACGGTATGCTATCGGGCGATAGTAACGAAGACACGCACACGGTTATTAGATTCGCTAACGACGCTACCGGTGCAGGAATGAACTCTAATAGTGGTAAATATATTGGTGTATTAACTACTACAAGACCGGTCGAGGATTTATTACCTAGTGACTTTACTTGGATTAAAATTGAAGGTCCGGAGGGAAGACAAGGTCAACCCGGACTTCCAGGTCGGGATGGAGTTGACGGAAAACCCGGTAAGGCAGGAACCACTATTATTAGGACTGACGTGGACTATGCTGTTAGTGTGTCAGGAACTAGACACCCGGAGGAAGGGTGGCAAAGTCAAGTTCCTGAACTTATTAGAGGACGCTATATTTGGACACGCATGCAATGGCGCTATTCGGACGGAAATACTGAATACGGCTACTCTGTTAGCTATATTCCGCAAGACGGTCGAAAAGGTGATGACGGGCTTCCAGGTAAGGACGGAGTAGGTATAGCTTCGACTAAGGTTCAGTACGCAGCAAGTGAGTCAGGGACTGAGCCTCCTACTAACTGGTTCACTAGTATCGTTCCGGATGTACCTGCAGGTCATTACTTGTGGACTAAAACGACATGGAAGTATACTGACAATTCTGAGGAGTCAGGGTACTCCGTTTCCCGCATGGGCGAACGAGGACCTCAGGGTATTCCAGGACTTCAAGGAGTTCCTGGAGCAGCAGGTAAGTCCTCTCGTGTTCATATAGCTTACGCAGATAGTGAAAACGGAGCAGGGTTAAGTCTAGTTGACCAAAATAAGAACTATATTGGGATTTATCAAGATTTTGAAGAAGCTGACTCAACTGACCCCACTCGTTACAAGTGGACGAGGTGGAAAGGACAGGACGGTGCGCAAGGTTTGCCAGGTAAAGCAGGAGCTGACGGAAAAACTCCGTATCTTCACTTTGCCTATGCAGATAGTGCAAACGGGACTGTCAATTTTAGTTTAGAGCCGCAAAATCAAAGATACCAAGGCTATTATGCAGACTATGCACAGCAGGACAGTTTAGACCCATCTCGCTATACATGGGTAGACCGACTTGCTAAAGTAGATATAGGAGTTGTCAACTTGCTTCGTCGTTCGAAAGGCCCGTTCCAGCCTAATCGTTCACAAACTGATAACTGGATGACCTACCCTAATTCAACAATTAAGTTGACTGAGGGGAAAACATACTCATTGAAAGCTACGTCTAACGGAACTTTCACTGACCGACATCCTAGCACGGCTGACAAAGTTAATATACGCTTCCAAGGAAATTTAGGTTGGAAAATGGTGTCAACTGACACGACAGCTCTAGGAAGTACCTTTGTATGGGATAGACCTACAGGAGTCTATGCAATGCGTGTTAATAGTTACGACACTACGAACTCGAAATACATCGAAAAGATTATGGTAGTTCAAGGTAATGTCCCAATGGACTGGCAGCCTGCTCCGGAGGATGTAGAAGAAGACTTAGCGAATAAAGCTCCTGCACAGCTAACAGCTGACCAAATTAGGGCGCTAGAGGAAAAAGCTAAGCTTCATCAAACTCAGCTTGAAGCTAAAATGACAATGACTCAGTTTAGTCAATTTGAAAAAGCGTATAGGGACTATATCGAAAATGCTCAAAAGCAAGCGGCGCAGTCCGAAGCTGACCTCGCTGATGCAGGGCGACGCCTAAATGCAGTAGTTCAGCAACTAGGAGGACTAAAGGAACTTAAAACGTTCATTGATACTTACATGTCGTCTAGTAATGAAGGTTTAGTCATTGGTAAAAATGACGGAACTTCCTCATTTAGAGTAACAAGTGACCGAATATCTATGTACTCCGCAGGGCGTGAAGTAATGTATATCAATCAGGGATTCATCCATATTAACAATGGGGTATTCATGCGCTCTATTAGGATTGGTAATTTTGTAACAGAGCAGCATCCGCTAGAGACTAATGTAAATGTGTGCAGGTTTGTAGAATAGGAAGGAGACTAATGGTTTATATAACAGGAACTACAGTCGACGGTGTAAACCTTCGGCTCAAAGTGGATGTCATTTCTACTTCAGTTAGAACTTTGACTAGTGAAGTGAAAATAATGGTGTTCGCGTATTCGGACTTAAACGACCCTATAAAAATTAGTCGCGATGATGTAGATATATCTATATTGGGTGACCAAGGGCAGGTCACTAAATCTAAAGGTACAAGCTACTCGGACTATTTACAAGGTAAGGGAAGCGTCCTAATTTACGACGGAACTCAGCGGGTCACTCACTTAAAAAGTAATGGACAAGCTGAGACTCGGTTAAATATTAAAGCAATATTTACAACTCATAAGGCAAACGGAACTCGAACTAATGAGGTGTCACATATATTTGAGGTACCTGCGCTAGATGTAACAAGAGATACCGACACTCCATGGTTTATATTAGGCAAGTACGGAACCTTTGACCTCCCTTCACTTTCCGGAACAAATCGGTCGTATGTAGTTAAATATCAGCTAGGGAAGAAGTCAGGGACTGTTCAAAATTACGAACGTAAAACAATAACATGGTTACCTCCTTTAGAACTAGCTGAAGAGTTTACGGAATCTTATTCAGCGGTAGGTACGTTTATAGTAGAGACTCACGAAATTCAAAACGGTAAATGGGTCAAATTGTCAGAAAGGAAAATGCCTTTTACGGTAGAGATTCCAGATACAATGAGGCCTGAAGTGGGTGACATTGTACTGACAGACCAAAATGACGTTGCTAGAGCGTTACTGCCTTCGAATGTATTCGTAGGCCGTATGTCAGAAATTCAAGTAAATTGTCCTAATATTAAATTGAAGTATGGCGCAACTATTAAGCAGTTCACTGCTAGAATGGTAAACAATTCTACTGAAATTTACGATAACGGAGGAACTTTCCCAGCTACTAAATTGTACTCATCCGGAGGAATAGAGGTCACTGTCACGGATAGTCGAGGAATGACGAGCTGGCCTAAGGTAGTTTATTACACTGTTTTAAACTATGAGCGACCTTCAATTACGTTCATTGCTTACAGAACGAAGCAGGACGCTAAGAAAATTCAAGTCAGCCGCTATTTTAGAATTTCTCCTCTCATGTATAACGGAAAGCAGTTGAATAAAGCTGTACTGAAGTTTAAGTCAGCTCCTTCAGGAACTAACGACTATACAGAAGCTCCTGGACCGGCTAACGGGGAATGGACTACAATATATCAGCTCACTAATAGCGCAGCTAATTTGGAACCTGATTTTACGGTAACTAAGTCCTATGACATACGAGCGGAACTTTCGGACATTTTCACAGAAAATGACCCGACTATTAGTGCCTATACAGTAGGACCGGAATTAGTTATACACGCATACGATAATCAAGGAAGATTTGGCGCAGGTAAAATTCCTGACCACGGCCCGTTTGGTAGTGTAGACATTCAAGGACGTTTTTACTCTCAGGGTGAGTTAGTTCAGCACAAGCAAATTACTGACCTCGACGGAACTTCGTTCACAAGGGCTAATAGTAAGGACGTCTGGGACTTCGATAACTTCAATAACACCGGAGTCTATCACATGCGCGGAACTGACAAGCATAACCCATTAAATAATGACGGGATTTTAGAGTGTTGGAAGATGAACAGCGGAACTAATCAAGCTCCTATTCTGTGCTTCCAGCGGTTCACTTCAATGAACGGTAACATTGCTACCCGATATAGCTACGGACCTGAAAAGAACTCTAAGGGCTGGGGTGAGTGGACTTACAGTATGCAATCGAAACAGCTGAAGCCTATTAATGACGACGCCAATAACAGGTGGAAAACAGCTAACTCTTCTCAGTATCACTATAAAGTTATCGGCGATGTCGTGTACTTTACTTACAACTTTTTAGGTACCGGAGGAAATATGGTACTATACGAATTTCCTCGCGATGTTTTCGTAGCGCCTGAGTCAATGATGTTCGTATGTACTGCTTGGTCAATAGGCGTAGGACAGGACATCCACTTCCAAATCAATGCAAATTCAGGGCATATACACGCACTTGGTACGGTTAAGAATAACCGGTACGCAGGAATGCTAATACTAGTTAAGTAAGGAGAAAATATGAAATTAGAATATATTGGTAAGAGCTTAGAATACCTAAATAATGAACCTACAAAGACACGGGTCGTTTTAGGTAATAGTGAAGGAGCTTATTATCCTATGTTTTTCGACAAGGACGCTATTCAGCAAACGGATGCGGAGCTGTTTAAACGAGCCCTTGATGAAATGTATGAGCAAAACTTCTCAGGCCGTGCTGAGAGTGAGAAATTTAATAAAGTAGATGACCGGCTTGTCGCCCAGCAAAAAGCTATTGAGACTACTCAAGAGCTTTTGACTAGGGTGTCAGCTGTTAGTGAAATCCTAGTCGCCCTCGCCATATCCGCACAAGGTGGGATGGAACCAAATGCTTACGCTAAAGTAGCAGCGTTCCTTCCTCCGCTAGTGCAGGACAAACGGTATGTCAATAATGACTTGGTGTCTATGCCCTACCCATACGACACTAACCCGAAATGGCCAAAAGGTACTGCTACATTACTGAAATTTAGTATGCAGCAGCAAGAAGGGTACACCTATAAAGGTCAAACGGTGGAAGCATTGCTGCAGAGCGGAGCAGCAACGGTCATCTTACCAAAACTCAATTAGAAAGGAGCGCAAATGGGAGAAGCTCAACTTGTTCATTGGCTAGTAACAGTCATTTTGCCTGTAGTCCTTACGGGAGCAACGTTCTACATCTCTGCTCAAAATAAAGCGTCGCAACTTGAACGCCGTTTGACTACTTTGGAAGTAATCAACGGTGAGCAAGAAAAAACTATTGCTAGTCACATGCGTCGTTTAGACAAACATGAAGAAGAGCAAAAGACGACATTAAAGTTGGTAGAACGTATCGACTATATGAATGAAAGTATTAAGGAGTTGAAGGGTGATATCGTAGATATCAAAAGTTCACTCGAGAAATTATAGAAGGAGAAACAGAATGAATAAATACGCAAAGAAATTAGCAATTAAGGTAGTTCGCACAATGGCTCAAGCAGCATTAGGTGTTATTGGGTCGTCTGCTTTGTTCACTGAAGTAAATTGGACCGTCGTAGGGTCTACCGTGCTACTTGCCGGGTTCACTTGTGTACTAATGAACCTTTCTGAACTGAAGGAGGAAGAATAAATGGCGGATGTTGCAAGTTGGTTTGAAGCTCGTCGAGGGACGATTACTTACTCAATGACTGGGAGTCGAAATGGCGCTGACGGGACAGGTGACTGTTCCGGGACTATTTCACAGGCGCTCAAGGATAACGGATTTGCTATTCAAGGTTTGCCGTCCACCGTAACGCTAGGTGCTCAACTTGCTCGCGTAGGATGGGCTCGTATTAGCATCAACGAAGATTGGGCTGCTCAACGGAATGACATTGTCCAACTGTCTTGGGGAGCTGACATGTCAAGTTCTGGCGGAGCTGGAGGACATGTCGGGGTAATGCTTGACAGCGTCAACTTTATTAGTTGTGATTACTCTACGCAAGGAGCTCCTGGAGGCGCTATTAACACTTATCCATGGGATGATTACTATAATTGGAACCGTCCTGCGTACATTGAAGTGTGGCGCTATGTAGGAGGTGACAATAAGCCTGCTACCGAAGTTCCTACGCCTACACGGCAGCCTCATAGCAAAGCCTACTATAAAGCTGATGAAGTTCAATTTGTCAACGGTATTTACCAAATTAAATGTGATTACTTGTGTCCAGTAGGGTTCGATTGGACGGAGAACGGGATTCCGGTTGCTTTAGTCAACTGGGTCGATAAGGACGGCAACAACGTTGCTGACGGTGAGGACAAGGACTTTAAAGCTGGTATGTACTTTAGCTTCCAACAAGATGAAGCACATATCGCGGATACTGGTGACGGCGACTACTATGCAGGATATTACTTCCGCAAGTTTGAGTTCGGTCAGTTCGGTACTGTCTGGCTGTCTACTTGGGACAAGGATGACCTTGTCAATTACTATGAATAGTTCAGTCAATTTTGACTAGTGACAAATCATAAAAAATACGTTATACTATAGTTGTTCATTGTTTAATACCTCAGGGTAATTAACTACCTAAAAGCGGAGTATTCATTTACTCCGTTTTTTTTTGATTTTCGGGGTTGTGTATTACCGTGTAATATGTTATACTGTATTCATAAATAATAAAAGCGCACATGCGCAGGAGGTAAAACATGAAAGTAAATTTCAATGAACTCGTAAAAGGGACAATCCTTTTAAACAAACGCAACGGAAAAGAATTTAAAGTAATTACTTTTGATTCCGCACAGCAAAAACTGGAACTTGAAAACACACAAACCGCTGAAGTAATTCGAGTAACGGAGACTACCTACAAACGTTGGTACACAGTGCAGTCCGTTCCGGAAGTTAAGGAACCTAAGGAAAAAGCTAAACCAGTAGTCGCAGGTCCTAAAGTAAGCAAGCGTGCTGCTCGTCGTCCTCGTCCAGCTACAAAGGTTGTAGAGGCTATCGAAAAGACGGAAGATGTTGAAGTAGTAGAAATTAAGGAAAAACGTATCAAGCAGAAAAGCGGAACACCTAAAGCGGATACTGTTTTAGCCCTTACTAAGCAGTTAGAAGCTCGTATTGCGCAGGACTTCCCTGCTTCTAAACGTGGGGTCACTCAGTCCTTCATCAAGTATTCTCACCAATTCAACTTTGTTAAAATTTTCCAAAGTAAGTCTAAGATTCGTATCAATGTATTGTCCCGTGCAATGCCGGAAGAAATGAAACAAAAACTAGACCGAATTGTTCCTGCTTCCTATGGATGGCCTATTGATGGGTTCTTTACTATCCACCGCGAAGAAGACTTGGATACCGCAATGGAGCTGATTGCTTATTCCGCGAAAGGAGCTAAGGGTTGATTAGATTAGAAATCGAACAATCCCGGATGCATAAAAAAGGAAAAAGTATCTATATTACTATTACGGATACGGACGATAGTGAGGAGGAGGAACTGCTAGGTGTCCAGCTCTCCTCACTTCCTAAAATTATAGAAAGAGGGTATAATAACTTCGAAGTACCCATTAGGTATTTTCACGAGGTATTAGACGCGCTTGCTTATTGGGATTTAGAAATTATTGGGGACGTACCTAAGGATGTTCAGGAATACATTGAAAGCCGTAATCGAATTGTTCAAGCGGAGGACATTCCTTTTGACTTTAAAACACAGCCTTTTCCTCACCAGTTAGAAAGTTTTGAGTACGCTAAGGAACATCCTTGCTTCCTTTTAGGAGATGAACAGGGACTAGGTAAAACTAAGCAAGCTATTGACATTGCTGTTAGCCGTAAGAGTGAGTTCAAACATTGCCTTATAGTATGCTGCGTATCTGGGCTAAAATGGAACTGGGCTAAGGAAGTTGAAATTCACTCAAATGAAACTGCTCACATTATTGGAAGCCGTGTAAATCGAAAAGGTAATTTAACTATCGATGGCGTTAAAAAGCGAGTCAATGACTTATTAGTTGCGCATGACGAGTACTTCCTTATTACTAATATTGAAACGTTACGTGATAAGGCATTCACATCTTATTTAAAAGAATTAACTCGTTCGGGTGAAATTGGTATGGTAGTTGTGGACGAGATTCACAAATGTAAAAACCCTACTAGTCAGCAAGGCAAAGCTTTACATTCATTGAACAGCTTCTATAAGATTGGACTTAGTGGGACTCCACTATTGAACTCCCCTGTCGATACATACAATATCCTAAAGTGGTTAGGAGCTGAGCGACATTCGTTTTCTGCTTTTAAGGAAAGGTACTGCGTCCAGGACAATTTCGGTCAAGTAACTGGCTACCGAAACCTAAAGGAGCTTAAAGGTTCAGTGATGGATAACATGCTTCGACGTACCAAGGAACAAGTTTTAGATTTGCCTGAAAAAATTAGGTCTGTAGAGTATGTAGACATGAACAAGGAACAAGCTAAGATTTACAACGAAGTTCGCACTAAGCTAATTGAGGATATTGACAAAGTAATGCTAAGTAATAATCCATTAGCTGAAACTATTAGACTTCGACAGGCTACTGGTAACCCAGAAGTACTTACTAGTAAAAGCGTTAAATCCGCAAAGTTCGAACGGGCGCTAGATATTATACAAGAGTGTATAGAAAATAATGAATCAGTTATTGTGTTCAGTAATTGGGAAAAAGTAATTAGTTCGTTTTATGAACAAGCTAAGTCTGTAGCTTCTTGCTATTTAGTAACTGGTGAAACGGAAGATAAGTTCGAAGTTATTGAACAATTTACACAAACTGAAAAGGCTTGCGTTATTTGTGGAACTATTGGCGCACTTGGGACAGGATTTACCCTGACTAAGGCTACTACCGTAATTTTTCTAGACAGTCCTTGGACTAAAGGTGAAAAAGACCAGGCGGAAGACCGAGCTCACCGTATAGGAGCAACGTCTACGGTTTATATCATTACGTTAGTATGTAAGAACACAATTGATGAAACAATTGAGGATATTGTAGCAAGTAAGGGCGAAATCGCTGATTATATTGTAGACGGCGTTCCGCTTAGAAATAAGCTGTCTAATTTACTGGATACATTATTAAGGAAATAGGAGATTGCTATGGCACAAAGTAAACGATATAGTGCGCTTAGGAAGGACACTAAAAGGAGGATTGAAAGCGATGGTAAGCCGCTAACTCCTTTAGATTATTGTATAGCTGTTCAGTCACTTAGTGACAGGTATTCAAAGGAGCAACTGTGTCGACTAATTAACTGTACGGAAAAACAATTAAACTGGTTCTTGGAACTGGACAGTTTGCCTAATGAACAACAATGTAAACAAATACGGAGGATACTAGATGAAAATAATTAATGGAGTTAAATACTACCGAATCTCGGAAGTATGTAAAATGGTAGAGCGTAGTCAAACGACTATCTCTCGCGTATGGTACGGCGCCGCAGAGTACGCAAAGGAAAATAATATTCATTTCCCTTTTGTACTACCTAAATTTAGAAATGATTTAGACCAAAAGCGGACACGCTATTGGAGTGAAGAAGGAGTAAATAAACTAATTAAATTTAGGGACTCCCTTATGCCTGGAGATTTGGCGTTCTACAATCGTCATCACATGTGGGGTGAGCGGCAGCAAATTGCTAAGGAACGCAAAGAGTTTAAGCAGCAAATGGAACAGGCAGTAGATACTGACCTCAATGAACTAATGAAGGAGAAATTCTAATGAGTGAAATTACTAGTGAAAAACAATTTTTAGAGCTACTTCCACAGCTAGCTCAAAACAACTACGAACTAGGTGTACTTAATAAAGCTGTTAAAGCTGACAAGGATTTACTTAAAGGGTACATGCTGGCGGAAGATATTGAATCCGCTGAAGCGGACGGGTGGCAAGTAACTTGTTCCCAATCCGTCAAATCTACAATGGACGAACCTATGCTACTAAGCATTATTGAATCACTTATCCAGGATGCAGAGGGTACGGAAAAGGAAGCTCTTCAAAACCTAATTGTAATGAAGCCTACTATTAATGAGGAGTTACTAGAGGACCTTATCTACAATAAGCAATTAGATGTGGAAATTATTAAACCCGCTGTCGTGGAATCTGTGTCCTATACGTTACGATTTAAAAAGGCTAAGAAGAAGTCCTCTAAATCGCGCAAAAATTCTTAATATTTAGTGCCTATTTTCGCGCTTAACGTAGAAAATGGACACTAGCTTTATAAGGAGTATTACATGGTAAGAAAGCGCATAAAATCGCGTACAGCAGTAGGAAGAAATTCTAGTTTAATTTTAAAGGAAATTAAAAATACAACTAGAGGACTGTTTGGGACTTCAGCTAGTTCGTTACCGCAGCGAGACCAAGATTATTTGTTTGTCAGTAAACAACTATCGAACTATTTAAATGAGAAGTCGTTCGAAGAAGTATCCCTGAAACAAGTTAGCCACTTCTTTATAGTTCAGTATCGCTACCGTTTTGAAAAGGACTGCATTGATTACAACTGGTTCAATTTTCAAACTACGATGAAAAAACTCCGGGACTACTTAAATGCAGGTAGCTGGGTAGAAATAACTTACTTCTTATATACAAGTATTGAAAAAAGTCTGGATAAAGTTTGTCCTAATGTACCAAGCCCAATTACTTTATCTGTATATAAGCGAACATGGCTTATTGAGGAATTACTAGGAGGTAAACAAAAATTTTCTGGTTTCTATTAATTTGGTTGTCAATTTATAGTTTTTTTTCGAACTGGTTAACAAAATTGCTAAATTCCGTGTATATCTAGTAAAAAAGACTTTTTTACAAAGTCCTTTTTACAGCTGCTTTAGAGCAGCTTAGCAAGCTAGATATCTTTTCCGCCCTTCGGTCCATATTATATACACTGAACTATATAGGACTAAAAACTAAATAAATTGTAAAAAAAATTAAAGGAGAAATGAACATTTTTAGAAAGGATAAACAATGGACGTAAATGAAATATGGCGAAAAAAGGTTCGACAATTATTAGCTGAATCTGGAGTACCTAAAAAGTACTTTGAGCCGCAAGAACTAGTTCCTAGAGCTGTTGATAGGGAGGCATGGGACTGGTTGAACAATTACCGGGAAAATGTAGTTGAAAATATTCAAAATGGAAAAAGCATTGTGATTACTAGTCCTACTGTTGGGAACGGTAAAACTAGTTGGGCTATTAGACTTTTGCAGCGTTACATTGCTGAAACAGCTTTGGACGGTAGACTAGTAGACAAAGCGGTATTTTGTGTTAGCTCTTCTATGTTAGAAATTTTCGGAGACTTTGGTTACTTCGAAACTAGCATTCAATTTTTTGAATACTTGAACCGGCTAAAGAGATGCGACTTATTAGTAATTGATGAAATCGGTTCAGGGCGCGTTACGCAGGTATCCTATAATCATTTTTATGATTTAGTGAACTACCGCGTGGATAATAATCTTGCAACTATTTACACTACTAATTACAATGACGAACAAATTAAGGACGTTTTAGGTGAACGACTTTATAGTCGCATTTACGACATGTCGACTGTTATTGAGTTCATTGCATCTAATGTTCGGGGATATACAGCAAAGGAGGTAGCTAAGTTTGAAAAACGCTGAACGGTACATGGTACTAGATATTAATAACGTTCCCATTATTTATCGAAATGTTTTGGGTAACGTAGTGAAGTGCTGCGCAATTAAACCAATAGGGCCTGTTTATGATTTAGATAATTTGCTACTTACGGAAGAGGAAATTAGGCAGTACGATAGTCGGCTATTGGTTTTTGCTTATCGTTATAAGAAAAGAGGTTTTTATGAGTTCACTTTGGAAAAAGCGTTTAACTAGTCCTTATTTTACTATCCCTGTCCTAATTTTGGTATGTCTACTATTCGGTTTTTCATTAGGCTATCGAGCTTCTATTAGTCGTAAGACGGAGGAGGCTCCTAAAGTTCGGCCTTATTATATTACAATGGACGAGACTGGTGCGTGGCTAGGAGATAGTCCAGGACATAAGTTTTTCCCGCTATATGACGCACAAGGCAATAGATTAGGGGGTAAGTTAAACAATGATTCAGCTACAGGTACTGAATAAAGTCTTACAGGACAAGAGCCTTTCCTTACTGAATAATAACGGCATTACTAGTGAATACTTTAGTGACTACAGCCCTGAATACGAGTTCATTATTAATCACTTTAAGGAGTACGGTAACGTTCCGGATGATGAAACTGTTTTGGAGCATTTTCCTGGATTTGAACTGCTTAACATTTTAGAGAGTGACCAGTATCTTGTTGATAAAATTAGGGAAGAGCATTTATATGATGCGTTAGTACCTATTTTGACGCAAGCTGCCGAAGATATGCAAACGGATTCAAGTGTAGCTGTATCCAATATCTTACCTAAATTAGAAAACTTAATTCAAAAGTCTAAATTTGTAGGAGGTGTGGACCTTACCAAAGGAGCCTACGACCGTTTTAATTGGGCAATGGATATTGCGGATAAGGCAGGTGACTTGCTGGGCGTACCTACAGGATTTGAACTTTTGGATGACGTACTGGGCGGAATGCTACCCGGTGAGGAGCTAATCGTCATTGTAGGACGCCCTGGACAAGGTAAGTCATGGACTTTAGATAAGATGATGGTAAGTGCTTGGCAAAGTGAACAATCCGTACTTTTGTACTCCGGTGAAATGAGTGAAATGCAGGTAGGTGCTCGTATTGATACTTTGCTGTCTAATGTTAATATTAATTCAATTACTAAAGGAGTATGGAATGACAAAGAGCTGGAGCGCTACGAAGACCATATCGAGGTTATGCAAGGAAGCAAAACTCCTTTAGTAGTAGTTACTCCAATGATGATTGGTGGACGAAACATGACGCCCGCTTTGTTAGATAGTATGATTCAAAAGTATAACCCTAAGGTAGTAGGCATTGACCAGCTATCATTAATGAATGAATCTATACCTAGTAGGGAGCAAAAGCGTATTCAGTACGCTAACATCACCATGGACCTTTACAAGTTGTCAGCTAAATATGGAATCCCTATTGTACTAAATGTACAGGCTGGACGTGCAGCGAAGGACGGAACGAACGATACGATTCAATTAGAACATATCGCAGAAAGTGACGCAGTAGGGCAAAACGCAAGTCGAGTTATTACAATGCAACGGGACGAAGCTAACGGTATTTTAAGATTATCCGTAGTGAAAAATCGGTACGGGGAAGATAATAAAACTATTGAGTACATGTGGGACGTTACAACAGGAACCTACACGCTTATAGGTTTTAAAAATGACGACGAGGACGAAGATAGTTCAAGTTCTAGTCCTGTTACCCTTAAAGCTAGGAACTCCTCAAGTCGTTTGCAAAAGCAAGTAAGCCGGGAAGGAGTGGAAGCATTTTGAAAGTTAATGGACTGTATATTAATGCTACGTGTGAGCAAATTATTCAAAAACTTACTTTTGAACTGGAGCATGATTATGGTCAAACTCTTTTTACCCGCACAAAAAGTTTAGGTTCTAATATGCAATTCTCTTGTCCTTTTCACGGTAACGGCATGGAGCGTCACCCCTCTTGCGGTATGAGTAGAGATGTAACTTACTCCGGTGGCCGTGTAATTGAAGCAGGTACCGTTCATTGCTTCACTTGTGGGTATACTGCAAAGCTAAATGAATTTGTTAGTGATTTGTTCAATCGAAAGGACGGCGGCTTTTACGGTAACCAGTGGCTTAAACGTAATTTTGCCTCCGGAGAAGAACAAATAAGACCTTTATTAGATTTAGGATTTAATAAAAAGTCCAAAGATACGAAGCCTAGCTATACTACTATTACGGAAGAGGAGCTGGAAAAATACCGTTGGGTTCATCCTTACATGTATGAGCGAAAACTGACGGACGAAATTATCGAACTATTTGATATAGGCTATGATAAGTTACACGACTGTATTACAATGCCAGTTAGGGATATGCAAGGTAACACCGTATTTTTTAATCGGCGGAGTGTAGGGCAAAAGTTTCACAAGTACGGAGAGAGTGACCCTAAAACTGAATTTTTATACGGCGCTTACGAAGTCCTTAAATACCGAGATAGGTTTGAAGATAGTTCGAAATTATATGTAACAGAGTCTGCTATAAACTGCCTTACTTTATGGACGTTAGGTATTCCGGCTGTAGCTCTTATGGGAGTAGGAGGAGGGAACCAGTTTGAGTTACTAAAGAATATGCCCTTTAGGACGATTGTATTAGCACTTGACCCGGATAATGCAGGGGACACGGCGGCGAGGAAAATCCGTAATCGCTTGCGGAATAGCAAGGTCGTTTACTTCCTAAACTATCCCAAAGAGTTTTGGGAAAATAAATGGGACATTAACGACTATCCAAATTTAATAAATTTTAACGATTTAGTCTTGTAATTTATTACATAGTAATATATAATGTAACTATAAAGAAAATTTCTTTTAGGAGAATAAACAATGAACAACCTTACTAATATTTCCAATAAGTTCGTCAGGGATACTGTTGAATGTGTAGGAGCACTCCCTGACACTCAGTGTTTAGCTCTGTACAATACTGACCCTAACGGCGCATTAGCTGTCCTGTATCGAAGATACGCAGGTATGCTTCATCGCATAGGTCAAAAGTATTTCAGTTTTTCACGCGAAGACGTGGATAGCTTTGTATGGACAACACTAGACAAAGCTCTTAGTACTTTTAACCCTCAAGCTGGAGCAAACTTTGCTACTTATGTTACACGGCTAATGAACAACACAATGCGCAATGAATACCGTGCGTTAAAGGTTACTTCTGTGCAACGGGATTGGTTTGTGGACGTTCAATGGGAAAGTACTACAGTAGACAGTGGGCAAGAAGGTTATAGTTCGTTTTATAGTCAATCTATAAACGAGGACTGGTCAGCTATCGACATCGCTACGTCCTTACCTACTTTACCACTAACTAAAAATCAGTACGCTTACATTGAATGTATTATTAGTAACGGAGCAGAAATGACGGATGCGCAGGTAGCACGGGAAATTGGAGTTACTCGTGCATCGGTAAAAGCTATTAAAACCTCACTAGCTAAAAAGTTAGATAATTTCTTTTAATGAGGTTTACTAAATGCACCTAAATGGTGTATATTAAGGTATAAGGAAAACTTAAAGAACTTAAAACCTTATAACACTTTAACACTTTTAAGGAGGACCATATATGGGTCGAGTTAGTATTAGCAATTCTGGTTCCTTTAGTTCCGGAAATGCCAATGGATTTTTCAGTTTAGCAGATGACAAGGATTCTGCTGTAGTTACCTTTCTGTACGAGGACCCGGATGGAGAGGATATGGATTACTTTGTAGTCCATGAAGCCGAAGTGGATGGTCGACGCCGGTACGTAAATTGTAATGCGATTGGTGAGGACGGTGAAAGTATTCATCCTGAAAATTGTCCACTTTGCCAAGAGGGCTATCCTCGAGTAGAGAAACTGTTCTTGCAGCTTTACAATGAAAACACTGACCAAGTTGAAACATGGGATAGAGGTCGCAGCTATGTTTCCAAAATTGTAACGCTAATTAATAAATACGGACCTCTTGTAGGACAACCCTTTGAAATTGTTCGCAGTGGTAAAAAGGGCGACCAACGGACTACTTACGAGTTCTTCCCGGAGGAAGCTGACCCGGATGTAACCTTGGATGATTTCCCAGAGAAAAGTGAACTACTAGGAACACTTATTTTAGACCTAGATGAAGAGCAGATGTGGGATGTCGTAGATGGTAAGTTCACTCTGGACGATAACCGAGGACGTTCCGGTTCCCGGTCTAGTGGACCTACTCCTCGCCGAGGCTCCAGTCGTAATTCAGGGGCTAGTTCACGTGACGCTCGTCCTGCGGTATCCCGTCGAGGAGCGGCAGCTACTAGCGGTCCTCGAACTAGAGGTGGTCGGTTCTAATACAGGAAGCAGTAGCTTCCTTTTTATTTACGAAGAAAGGATAACTTATGGCACAAAAAGGTCTGTTCGGTGTACGTCCTAGGGACGGAAGAAAGGGTGACAAGAAAATTCTTTCGCAAAAGCGTAACCGAAAGGATTCAGTAGAACTGACTTATATTAGTGGGGATGCTTTAACTGACGCAGTAGCTCGGGCACGAACAATGTCAAAGCGCATTTTAAAGGATGTACTGCCTATGTTGGAACTAGTAGATACGGAGGAACGACTGGATGAATATATCGGTAATTGTATTGAAAACGGAGTTGTAGCCCTGGACGTAGAGACCAACGGTAAGGACCCTATCCATGAGGACTTAGTTGGTGTGTGCTTATACACGGAGGGTGAAAAGTCTATTTATATCCCACTTAATCATCGCAGTAATCTAACTAAGCAGCGCATCAAGCAGCAGATTGACCCTAAAGTTATGAAGGAGTTTATCGAAGAAATGATTGAGTGTGGAGTTAAGTTCGTTTATCATTTAGGTAAGTTTGATATTAGTAGTATCTTTTGGCAGCTAGGTATTAGGATGCCTGACCCGTTATGGGATACTTACATTGCATCTAACTTGTTGAATGAAAACGAACCTCATTCATTGAAACTGCTTCATGCTAAATATGTACGGGAAAATGAAAATGCTGAAGTAGCTAAATTTAATGACTTGTTCAAAGGTATACCGTTTAGTTTAATACCTACAGATGTAGCTTACATGTACGCAGCCTATGACCCGTTACAGACTTACGAGCTTTACAAGTTCCAGGAGCTTTATCTTACTCCAGGAACGGAGGAATGTAAGTCTTGTAATTTAGAACATGTCAGTGAGGTCTACCAAAATATTGAACTTCCCCTTATTAAAGTCTTATTCGATATGGAGTCTTATGGTGTAGCCCTGGACGAGGAAAAACTCGCAGAGATTAAAGCAGAGTTCGAACAAAAGATGGAGGAAGCGGAAGAGCTGTTCAACTACGAAGTAGCTAAGTATGCGCAGGAAATTGAAGATTTGCGTACGATTAACTTTGAACAATATCAAAAGCTTACACTGAACGGAAAAGGGGAAGTCACTGTATCTATTTCTAGTAGCGCACAGCTAGCTATCCTATTTTATGATATTTTAGGACTAAAAAGTAACGACGACAGGAGTCCTAGAGGAACGGGTGTCGATATTGTCGCGGCGTGGGATATTCCTATTGCAAAGGCCTTGCTTCGGTACCGTAAATATGCAAAGCTAGTCTCTACCTACATGACACTAGACGAACACTTAGCTAAGCCGGATAATCGCGTACATACTAACTTTAAACAGTATGGTGCTAAGACAGGACGTATGGCTAGTGAAGGCCCTAACTTGCAAAATATCCCGTCGCGTGGCGAGGGAGCAGTCGTGCGTCAAATCTTCTCAGCTAGTTCCGGTCATTATATTATCGGTAGTGATTATTCCCAGCAGGAACCTCGTGCTCTTGCTGAATTGAGCGGAGATGAAAACATGATACACGCTTACGAGGAAGGACTTGACTTGTATGCAGTAATCGGTTCAAAACTTTATCATACTGAGTATGAAAATTGCTTGGAGTTTAACGCTGATGGAACTACTAACCCAGAAGGAAAGAAACGTCGTAACAGCGTTAAGTCCGTTCTTTTAGGATTGATGTATGGACGCGGTGCTGCTAGTATCGCTGAACAAATGAATGTAAGTGTTAGGGAAGCCTCTAACGTTATGGAGGATTTCTTTAAGCAATTTCCTAAAGTTGCTGACTACATTGTTTTTGTTCAGCAGCACGCGATTGATTACGGTTATACAGAAACAGCAATGGGACGTAGAAGACGATTACCGGATATGAGCTTACCGCAGTATACTTTTGAGTACGTGGATGCTAGTAAAAATGAAAATTTCGACCCGCTAGATTTCGATGGAGAAGCGGATGGTTCAACAGAAGTTCCTGAATATATCGTGGAACCGTACTGGGCCGAATTAGACCGGGCTTGGGGTTTTAAAAAGCGTAACGAAATTAAAGCTCGTGCTTTGGAAGAGGGGATTAAAATTCACGACAACGGCGGTAAGATAGCGGAAGCTGAACGACAATGTTTGAACTCCGTTATTCAAGGAACTGCCGCTGACATGACTAAGTATGCTATGATTAAAGTACATAACGACCCAGAACTGAAAAAATTAGGGTTCCACTTAATGATTCCAGTACACGACGAGTTATTAGGTGAGATACCTAAGGAAAACGCAAAACGAGGAGCGCAGCGACTTACTGAGGTTATGATTGAAGCGGCTAAGGATATTATTAGCTTACCTATGAAGTGTGACCCAAGTATTGTTGAGCGTTGGTACGGACAAGAAATTGAACTATAATAGAAACAAAGGAAAATAATATAATGAAAAAATTCGTAAACATTTATACAGTCCTCTATTTACTAGTAGGTATTTTAGGGACATTAGTTACAGTATGGTTTACTCCAATTACTGTAGGACCTATTACTATTCCGCCGTCAAGTTGGTTAATGGGATTTTCGTTCCTGCTTATTACACTTATCCAGGACGCTTACGGGTCTAAAGTGTCCGGACGAATGATTTGGATTTTATTAGCAGTAACGGCTTTAATATGTGTACTTTTGAATTACACCTTAATGCTTGTATTAGCAAGTGGCATTGCGTTCGTAGTAGGTCAATTTACTACTAAAACGTTATACACTTTTGGAACTTCTCGTACAGCTAGTTCTATGGTAGGCTCCGTCGTCGATGTAGGGATTTGGGTATTTTTAGGTCTAAGTCCTATTGGAGTAGGTACTGTTCCTTGGGAACGATTTTTCCAAGCAGTTTTAGGACAAGTACTTGTTCAGTTAATCCTGCAAGGCATTGCTGGCAAAGTGTACGATAAATATTTTAAATAGGAGCAGCATTGCTCTTATTTTTTATCTAGTAAACAAAATCGTGAAATTTGGTGTATAATAAAGTATAGAGATTTTCAATTCGTTTGACCTCTATACAATAAAAATAAACGGAGGATACCATGAAAACATTGGTCTTACTGAGTGGAGGAATAGACTCCACAACCTGCTTAGCAATGATGGTTAGAGCTTACGGCGCTGAAAATGTAGAAGCTGTTTCCTTTAGTTACGGACAAAAGCATATTAAAGAGCTAGAATGCGCTCAAGATATTGCTAACTATTACGAAGTCAAGCATACTGTCCTAACTATTGATAGTCAAGTGTTTGCAGCTTCCAGTTCTACACTTATCCAAGGACACGGCGAAATGAACCACGGTAAAACTTACGCAGACATTCAAGCTGAAAGTCCTGGCGAAGTGGATACCTATGTACCTTTTAGGAACGGTTTAATGCTATCACAAGCTGCCGCACTTGCATACTCTATAGGTGCCTATAAAATTGTATACGGAGCTCACAGCGATGACGCTGCAGGAGGAGCTTACCCGGATTGTACACCTGATTTTTACGAAGCAATGAACGAAGCTATCTTCCAGGGTACGGGTGAAAAGGTTCGACTAGACGCTCCATTACTTACCCTTAACAAGTCCCAAGTTGTTAAACAAGGTCTTGCAATGCATGCTCCTTATCACCTAACTCGTTCCTGCTACGAGGAAGATTCAGTTTCTTGTGGCACGTGTGCAACTTGTATTGACCGCTTAGCAGCGTTTAAGACTAACCACGTTTTAGACCCTATTCCTTATAAATGATTTATTTTCAAAAAAAAAGTTCAATTATTTTTCAAAAAGGGGTTGCGTATTACCGGGTAATATGTTATACTTAACTTGTAAGTAAAACAAAAGAAAAAAGAAAAGGAGAACTTACAATGAAAAAACTGAACCATAAGGAAAAATTTGTCGCAATGCAATACGCATGCATTTCACTAATCGTCGTGTTCCTTATCACGCTTGTAGGATGCTGGCACCTGGAGTCTCGTATCGCTCGACTAGAGTTTGAAAACGAGCGTCAGGAGTATGTTATCGGACGACTAAAACAGCTTACTAAGCGCGAAGAAAAGAAAGAACTTGACGAGTTCTACAAAGTAGTAGCTTACAAAATGCGTAACAGTAACTAACATTATTAGGAGAAAACAACAATGAACAACACTAAACTTATCAAACTAGGACTTGGGACTACGTTATTAGCTGCGAGCTTTATTGCTCAAACTGCTTTAGCTGATGTAACTAAACAAGGGACAGAGCTTATCGCGACTGACCCGCAGGTCACTGTGACTAAAAAGGAAGAAGATTCAATTTGGAGCGACGTGGACGTCAACATCAAAACTGAAATCCCTGATGAAGTCACTATTAATTCAGGTGACAAAATGACGTTTAACATTCCGGAAGAGCTGAATCTGGAAACGTCATACAACTTCCTTGTCTACAATGAAACTGGTGAAACTGAAGTAGGTACTGCTGACGTAAAAGCCAACGAGCGCACGGTGACGACGACTTTCAACAATTACTTTGCCGAGCACCCGCTCGACAAGTCAATTAGTTTGAATTTCACTACCAAAATCAACCGCGAAGTTGTGCAGGAAAATACCAAGCGTAATATCTCATTTAACGGTACAGTGGTCGAAATCAACGCAGGTTCAAAGGGAACTATCAATCCTAATGAAGAATTGTATAAGTACGGTTACCAAGACCGCGCTGACCAGAATGTCGTTCATTGGGTAGCGCGATTGAATTACAAGCGCCAGGAAATGGTCAATGTAGATATTAGCGACACTTGGTCAAGCGACCAGGACTATATCGAGGGTAGTCTTATTTACTCTTATGTAAATGATGTCGACCCTTGGACGTATGACTCACCGGCTACACAAGCACTGCAAAATACAAAATTCCACAAGAATGGATTCACTACACACATTGACAAAATTCCTGGAAAGATTTTAATGGTTGAGTACAAGACACGTCTGCGTTCTTTGGAATACAATCCTACTAATCTGTTCACCGCAAGTTGGAACGGCGGATTTGTTAGCCACGAAGCTGAGACTAAGCTGTATGACGGGAACGGAAAAGCAACGGGCAAGTCTCGGCCTAAATGGGATAAGCCAAACGAAGCTCCTATTTTAGACAAGCCTGAAATTGACTTGAACGACGTGCCGCTACTTCCTCCGGCTCCTATCCTTGAGAAGCCTGAGTTGAATATTGAGGGTATTCCCGTCCTTCCGCCAGCTCCGGTACTTGAAAAGCCCGAGCTGAAAATCCCGGAAGAGCCCGAAAAGCCGTCAACTCCTCCTAGCGTTGAAAAAGAACCTGCTAAGGTTGTTGAAGCAGCTTCGCAAAAAGTAGCTCGCGAACTTCCTAAAACCGGCGAAGACCGGACAGTGTTCTTGTCAGTCATTGGCGTAGTAGCTATCATCGGATTAGGGTTCTGGATGCAAGACCGCGGAGGTCGAAAATGAATAAAAATACAATAATTAGGATACTCAAGAACTTGAAAGAGTCAGGGGCTGAGGAAGTAGCTATAGCTACTGTAATTGGATATCTAGAGCAGCTCCATGCTCCTGGAGCGGTCCACTTGCCTAAATCTGTTCATAAGTTTATTCAGGCTAATGTTAAGGCTGGAGTTGACTTGCAGCGAACTCTTAACTTGTTTTTAGTTGACAAGGAAAATCGCGAGTGGATTGAGCAGAGGCATAACCAAGAACTTTTCATGTGCGGGTATATGTTCGGTAGCCGACCTGAGCAGGCTGACAAGTACCTAGTTAAAGTGAAAAAGTTAGGAGAGGAAAGCGGATATCTTAATTGCTATACTGTCCTAGATGAATGGGTGTTCGGTAACAAGAATGAAAACGAGCACTATCGAACTCATCATACTAAAGAGCAGCTAGAAGAAGCAGGGCTTGGATGGGTGTTTAATTGTTCAGGAATTGAATGTATTGAAGTAAAGGAGAAATAATGCGAGTATGTAAGCAATTTAGCTTTGACGCAAGTCATCAGCTAGTTGGTCACTTTGGGAAGTGTGCTAATTTACATGGACACACTTACAAAGTGGAAGTCAGCTTGGCAGGTGATACTGTCAAGGAAGGAAGCAGCGCAGGGATGGTCGTTGATTTTTACCACGTCAAAAAGTACGCAGGTGAAATCATTGACCGACTTGACCACGCTGTATTACTAAAAGGAGATGAACCTATTTCACAAGCAAATGTCGTTAATACGAAGCGCGTTTACTTTGGATTTAGAACTACAGCAGAAAATATGGCGAAGTTCCTAACATGGGCACTAGGCGTACTAATGCAGCCTTACGGACGCATTGATACTATTCGACTATGGGAAACACCTACTGGCTATGCTGAGTGCGATTTCTATGAAATTTTTAGTGACGAAGAGGTCGCGACCTATCAAAACGTCACTTTTGTCGACGGTGATGAAAAAGTGACACTAAAGGAGATTATAGATGGTCAACGCTTATAATCAACCCGAACGTGGAAATATTAAAATTAACGTTCGGCAGAAAGATGTTATGCCTGTAATGGAAATCTTTGGTCCTACTATCCAAGGTGAAGGGATGGTAATTGGTCAAAAGACAATCTTTATACGTACTGGTGGATGTGACTATCATTGTAACTGGTGCGACTCTGCTTTTACGTGGAACGGGACGACTGAACCTGAATATATCTCCGGCAAGGAAGCAGCAGCTAGAATTTTGAAATTAGCTTTCAATGAAAAGGGTCAGCAAATTTGTAACCATGTTACTTTGACAGGTGGTAACCCTGCGCTTATTAACGAGCCGATGGCTGAGATGATTGCCGAGCTAAAAAAGCATGGGTTCAAATTCGGTCTGGAGACCCAAGGAACTCGCTTCCAGGAATGGTTTAAGGAAGTAAGTGACATCACACTTAGTCCTAAACCGCCATCAAGTGGAATGCGGACTAATATGAAAATTCTCGATAAGATAATTGACCGCATGAACGAAGAAGGACTTGACTGGTCTTTTAAAATCGTAATTTTCGACGACGTAGATTTAGCCTTTGCTCGAAACATGTTTACAGAGTTTAAGGACAAGATGCGTCCAGTCAATTACTTGTCAGTTGGAAATGCTAACGCCTACGAAGAAGGTAGCATTTCAGGTCGACTTTTAGAAAAGCTAGGCTGGCTATGGGATAGGGTATTTGAAGACCCTGCATTTAATGACGTTCGTCCTTTGCCTCAGCTTCACACACTTGTATATGATAACTTGAGAGGAGTATAGAATGAAAATTGATGAGCTAGATAAAATTGGAAACCTACTAGGACGCAAGCACGGACATGCGTCACTTTCACCTGATGAAATTGTCGCACTTGATAACGCTCAAGCAGCTCTTCCAGCCTTGTTTGACGTATTAGGCGAGGACGCGAAGCGTGACGGACTTCAAGAAACTCCGTTCCGCTTTATTAAAGCACTCGCTGAACATACTGTTGGGTACCGGGAAGACCCTGCTAAGCACTTGGAAAAAACTTTCGACGTAGACCATCAGGACCTTGTACTTGTTAAGGATATCCCGTTCAATTCACTTTGTGAACATCACTTGGCTCCGTTTGTGGGTAAGGTACATATTGCCTATATTCCTACTGACAAAATTACAGGTCTTTCAAAATTTGGTCGAGTTGTTGAAGGATATGCTAAACGGTTGCAGGTTCAGGAGCGACTGACTCAGCAAATCGCTGACGCTATTGAAACAGTTTTGAAGCCACAGGCTGTTGCAGTTATTGTCGAAGCGGAGCATACTTGTATGAGTGGACGCGGTATTAAGAAGCATGGAGCAAGTACTGTTACTTCAACCATGCGTGGATTGTTTAAGGAAAACGCTTCTGCGCGTGCAGAGTTACTTCAATTAGTTAAAGGTTAAGGAGATTATATGAAAGCATTTAAACGTAAAAAATTAGTCAGTGAGTTACAGCTTATTCTTACGCTGCTGTTCGTCGTGGCATTAGTAGTAAGTAATATTATTACAAGTAAGCAAGTTTTACTACCTTTTAATATTACTATGACTGGAGCCGTGTTCGTGTTCCCTATTACCTACATTCTGTCCGACCTTGTGTCCGAGGTGTATGGCTACCGATGGAGCCGTTTGACTTGCTACTTCGGTTTCGCAGCTAACCTCTTCGCAGCTCTTGTCTTTAGTGCCGTTATTCAAAGCCCTGCGCCGAGCTACTGGCAAAATCAGGAAGCGTTCCAAACCGTGCTAGGAAGTACTCCTCGCGTACTCGCCGCTTCACTTCTTGCGTTCGTTATAGGTGACTTTGTAAACGACCGAATTTTCGCTAAAATGAAACGTAAATACCCTGATTCAATTAAAGGCTTTGGAGCTCGTGCAATCTTCTCCAGTCTTATGGGGGAACTAGTGGATAGCCTTGTGTTCTTACCGTTAGCGTTTTGGGGACTAATGCCAGTCGAAACGCTAATTATTATGACTATTAGTCAGGTAGCTATTAAGACAGGGTACGAACTAGTTATCCTTCCATTTACTACCCTTGCCGTTAAACTTGTAAGTCGATATGAAAGTAGAAAGGTCGAAAATGAGTATTGATTTATATTTCGCGGGAGGCTTATGTAAGGAAGCAGATGAATTTCTATTAGCTCGCAGCGCGAATAGGCTATTTACGCAGAAATTTGAGCGTAAGGGCACGGGTAATCTGTGGACTAGCTATGCAGACACGCATCCAGATTTTACTGGAAAAGTGTTTGTGGACTCAAGTGCCTACGGTGCTTGGACTCGGGATATTGAAATTGACCTAGATGATTACATTGCTTATTTAAACGATAACTTCGGTAAGTTTGCAGTCATTGCGTCACTTGACGTTATTCCAGGAACCAAAGGAAATTTCGCTACTAGAGAGCAAGTACTGGACGCTAGTAAAAAATCTTGGGAAAACTATTTGGATATGTACGAGAGAGTACTAGACAAAGACAGAGTTATCCCTGTATTTCATATGGGCGAGCCTTGGAGTTACTTAGAGAAAATCCTAGCTTATCGACATGCGGACGGCTCTAAAGTTCAATATATGGGACTCGGCGGACTTGTTGGCGTTCATAGCAAGGACCGCATTAAATGGCTAAATCAAGTATTCGCTGCGATTAAGGGTAGCTCTAATTCAAAAATTAAGGTTCATGGATTTGGTGTAACAGCATTGCATATTTTAGAGCAATTTCCTTTCACGTCCGCAGATTCTACGTCTGCTGTAATTACTAGTGCAATGGGTAACATTATGACGCCTTACGGTAATATGAACTTTGCAAGGAAAGCAGGAGGTGTCCATGCGTTCTATGCTCTAAGTGAACCTATGCAGGAAAGTATTTTAAAGCTAATTAATGAAACAGGTCTAGGATTTACAATTGAGCAAGTAGCGGATAGCTATATTGCCCGGCAGTTAATTAACTGTCAGTACTTGTTAGACTGGGCCGAAACTTACAAGCATAAGCCTGCTAAGCATAAGCAAAATCATTTATTCTAAAAGATTTAGGACTTATTCAAAAATAAGTCCTTTTTCTGTTTACAAAATTCAGTGATTTGGTGTATATTAAAGTGTAAACTTTAAACTATAGGAGGCTCCTTATGGGCATTAAATTTAAGACTCAAACGCTTATGAATGTAGTAAGTCAGTTGAATCGACTATCCGCAAGTAAGCTACTGGAAATTACCCGTTATTGGTACATTCAAGGATATGACGGTGTAGTTACTTTTACAGGATACGATGGCTCCAACTGGCTACGGTATACTTTAGAAGCGGACGGGGAAATTGACGTTATTATTAAAGCTGACCAGTTCGGTAAGCTAATTGAAAAGACTACAGTGAACACGGTAACTCTTACACCTAAGGACGAGTACTTAGAGGTCAAAGGTAACGGCACCTATAAAGTCGATATTGTTACTGGCGACGAAGTGTATCCGTCCTTTGACGAAAAGCTACCTGAAGATTTAGATGAAAGTGATGCTAAACTTTTAAAATCTTCATTATTTTACAATGTAGCTAATGTTAATGATTCCGCAGTATCAAAAAGTAATGCTGACGGAGTATACACAGGTTATTTATTAGACCACGACCGTGCTATCACTTCGGACATTATCCGGATATGTTTGAACCCTATTTCGGATATTGGGACTAAATTACTAATCCCTGCATCACTTATGCGCCTACTGTCGTCTATTACGGAAGACAAGCTGTACCTATGGACATTCGAAGATGACTACATTTACGTATCTACTTCGAACATTGAAATCTATGGACGTACTATGGAAGGTATAGAAGACTATCAAGATATGAGTATCATGGACGAGCAGGAGTTCGAGGGCTCTTGTACTTTACCTACTGCAGAAATTCAAAGTATCCTGGAACGCCTAACATTGTTCATGACCGCTTTCGACAAGGGTACTGTTAACTTAGACTTTGGTCCTAAGCAGCTTGCTCTTATTACTACTAAAGGTTCAAAGGAACTTGTTAAGTATGTCAGCGTAAGTCACGGAGCAGACTTCACTTGTAACATTAATAGCTTACTGCTGCGAGATATTTTAGCTACTGTAAGTGACGAACACTTTAACTTTTATTATGGTAACGAGCTTTGCCTTAAAATTGAAGCTAATGGCGTAGTGTATTACTTAGCTACTCAGGAAGAGAGTGATGCAGAATGAGTAATAAGCTATCCCGCATAGCTAAAATGGTAGCAGTAGAAAAAGTGAATGAACCTGCTAACAATTTTGTAGAAAGGTTCACTCATGCTATTGAAACTACACAAGCACCTTACACTCCGTCGACTTATTATAAGCCTAGCGGAGTAGGGGGCTGCATTCGGAAAATGTACTTTGAGCGTACCGGTCAAACTCTGCAAGATAACGCAAGCTACAATCTTATTGCAATGGGCGAAGCAGGTACATTTAGGCATGAGGTATTACAGGAGTACATGGTTAAGTTATCTAAAACTGACCCTGACTTTGAATGGTTAGATGTGGCGCAGTATTTAGAGCAGCATCCAGTCGAAGGAACAATCGTCGACAAAAATTTCGTAAAAAATGAGTATGAGACAAAATGTAAGAACGAGCTTCTTCAGTTGTCGTTCCTATGTGATGGCCTTGTAATATGGCAAGGGAAAACGTACATCATGGAAATTAAGACGGAGACTATGTTCAAGTTCAATAAGCATACGGAGCCTTACGAGGAGCATAAGATGCAAGCTACTTGCTATGGTATGTGCTTAGGAGTGGATGATGTACTGTTCCTGTATGAAAACCGTGATAACTTTGAAAAGAAAGCATATACTTATCATATTACTGACGCTATGAAGGAGCAGGTACTGGACAAGCTAGTTACTTGTGAAGAGTATGTAGAACGAGGTGAAAGTCCTAAAATATACTGCTCGTCTAATTATTGTCCGTATTGTAGAAAGGAGGGACGGAATCTATGACCTATACTGGTAAGATGTTTGAGCAAGATTTCTTTTCTAGCTGGAAGTCATGTCCTGACGGAACTCACCTAACTCGACTATATGATACGACAAACGGATTTAAGGGTATTCAAAATCCATGTGACTTTATTTTAGCTTGTGAAGTAGGTACGGTCTATTTAGAACTGAAAGCTACTAAGCAGCCATCACTTAGTTTCAGTAATGTAAGTGACCATCAGTGGCAAAGTTTACTGGAAGCTGATAAAAGTGATTACGCTATAGGTGGCTTACTTGTCTTCTTCTACGAAAAGCAGCTACTTAGGTGGTATCCTATCCGCCAGTTAGAGGAATTACGTAAAGCAGGAGCTAAGAGCATCAACCCTGACAAGCTTCCTAATGTAGGATATCCGGTCAAATTTTACGGTAAGCGAGTTAGGTGTACTTTTGACATTTACTCGCTTATAGAAGCAATTCAGCTTTATTCAAAGGAGGTCTTAAATGTCAAACAAACCTAAACTTCCTAAAATAGATATCCGTGAGCACGAGATTAGGGAAGCTAAGGTTACGGCCGATAGTTATGGGGATATCGTTAATCGAGTAGTTGACGAGGTAGTAGAGAGTGCTTGCAATGTACTGGATGTTACTATTAGTGAAATTCAGGAGCTGTTAGCGCTCGATACACCGCCTATAGCGGACTTAAACTATTTCATAGGGTATTTACCGACGGCTATGTACTTCGTAGCGGACAGAGCAGAATTTGTAGGAATACAAATGGATTCAAGCTCAGCTATCCGTCGCGAAAAGTACGACGAGTTATATGCTTTAGCTGCAGGGAAAACTATTCCTGACAAGGAAGCAGAGACTCGAAAATTAGTAATGAATGAAACTGTCGTAGAGGCTGCCTATAAAAGGGCATATCGAAAAGTTCAATCGAAATTGGAGCAAGCTGACAAAGTGCTTGCATCCCTAAAACGTATTCAGCAATGGCAATTAGCTGAGCTGGAGACTACATCAAGAAATTCTGGAGGAATAACATTAAATGCAAGAAATTCGCGTAAAAGCAATCGACAAGAAACTTGACCCGCTTAGATTTACAGGGGACTGGGTAGATGTGCGTATTAGTTCTGTAATGTATTTAGATGCAGTTCGCACACCTGAGCAATTTAAGGAGCACGCAATTACTGCACAACTAGAATATAGTCGCAAGTCCTTGCAGACAACCCAAGTAATTAGTATCCCTGCTGGACATTCCATCAAAGTCGCTCATGGATTTGCCTTGGAGCTCCCTAAAGGTTACGAAGCTATCCTTCATCCTCGCTCAAGTCTTTTCAAAAAGACGGGACTTGTATTCGTTTCAAGTGGCGTAATTGACGAGGGTTACAACGGGGACAATGATGAATGGTTCTCTGTTTGGTATGCTACTAAAGATACTGATTTGTATTACGACCAGCGCATCGCTCAATTCCGTATTCAGGAGAAGCAACCTAAGTTGAAATTCAACTACGTCGATACTCTGGGTAACGATGACCGTGGAGGGCATGGAAGTACAGGTGATTTCTAATGAAGCTTGAGCAAATTATGAAAGATTGGAACAAGGACTCCAAGGCTCTTGTAGCTGTACACGGGTTAGAGAGGGAAAACCTACCTAGGATTCCCTTTTCTACTCCTATAATGAACTATCAAACCTATGGCGGCTTACCTCGCAAACGTGTTATCGAGTTCTTTGGACCTGAGTCAAGTGGTAAGACCACGTCAGCGCTGGACATTGTTAAAAATGCTCAGTATATTTTCCAAGAGGAATGGGAGCAGTTGCAGGAAGATTTGAATGCTCAACTAGAGGAGCTTCAAAACGCAAAAGGTTCGAACAAGACTAAAATCAAGGAAATTCAAATGCGCTTGGACGCTCATAAGGAGCCGCTGAAAATTGTGTACCTGGATTTAGAAAACACCTTGGACACGGACTGGGCTAAGAAATTAGGCGTTGACGTGGATAACCTTTGGATTGTACGTCCGGAACATAACTCTGCAGAAGAAATCTTACAGTATGTTATTGACATGTATGACACAGGTGAAGTAGGACTTATCGTTTTAGACTCGCTTCCTTATATGGTTAGTCAAAACCTACTGGACGAGGAACTAACTAAAAAAGCTTACGCAGGTATTTCAGCACCGTTGACGGAGTTCAGTAGGAAGGTAACGCCTTACCTGACCAAGTACAATGCTATTTTCTTAGGTATTAATCAAATCCGAGAAGACCTAAATAGTATGTATTCTACATACTCAACCCCGGGCGGTAAGATGTGGAAGCATGCTTGCGCTGTTCGTATCAAGTTCCGCAAAGGAGATTTTATTGACGAAAAGGGCGAAAAAGTGAACCGTTCTGCTCGTAACCCTGCCGGTAACATGGTCGAAGCCTTTGTAGAAAAGACCAAAGCATTTAAACCTGACCGTAAGCTAGTTCAATATACCTTGTCTTACCACGAGGGTATTCAAGTAGAAAGTGACCTAGTTGATGTAGCTATCGAATATGGGTTTGTTAGTAAGACAGGAGCATGGTTCAGTATTTTAGACCCTGACACTGGGGAACTTCTCCAGGACGCAAACGGTGACGATTTGAAATTTCAAGGTAAAGCTAAAATTGTAGACCGTTTGCGGGAGGACGACCAAGTATTCGATGACTTAATGACTTGCGTACACGAGGCTATTTCTTACGAGGAACAATAGCATGGCTCAACGAACATTATTTTCGCGACCTAGTGGCCCAAAGGTTTCAAAACCTATTAGACCCCGGTCTGTTAGGAAGATAGACGCTAAAATCCTGGAGTTAATAAACCGCAGAGAGCGTCAAATTTTAGTTCATTCGAACCTCTACTATCGTCAAAACGTCAATCTTATTACGGACGGACAGTATGACAGATGGAGTCACGAACTTTATGAACTTATCCAAGCTCACCCAAATGAATTTAGAAAATCCGCATGGTACAAGGCGTTTCGAACATTCGATGGTAATACAGGTATGGGTCTTCCTTATACAGACCCTTGGGTGGAAGGTACTGCTAACCACTTATTGAAAATATCAGGAGGAAATTTAACTTGATTAACTTAGCTAATACATATCGACCTAGGAAGTTTTCGGAAGTAGTAGGTCAGTCATATGTTAAGGAAATTTTACTGAATCAGTTAGAGACTGGGGAGGTGAAACATGCTTACTTATTTTGCGGCGGAGCAGGAACAGGTAAGACCACTTCTGCTCGTATTTTTGCAAAAGAGGTAAACGATGGAAAAGGAACACCTATTGAAATTGATGCTGCCTCAAACAATGGCGTAGAAAACGTCCGGGATATTATAGAGGACAGTAAATTCAAGTCCTTGGACAGTCGCTATAAGGTTTACATCATTGATGAAGTACACATGCTTTCAACTGGTGCATTTAATGCTCTTTTAAAAACACTTGAGGAGCCTCCTGCTGGGACTATCTTTATCCTCTGTACTACTGACCCGCAGAAAATACCTGCGACTATTATGTCCCGGGTTCAGCGATTTGACTTCACTCGTATCCCTAATGAAGATATCGTTCACCAACTAGCTTACATCTTAGAAGCTGAATGTCAACAAGGTGCGCCGTATAGCTGGGACTTAGAAGCTCTTGCTTTCATCGGTAAGCTAGCTAATGGAGGCATGCGGGACGCTATTACACGTTTAGAAAAGGTACTGGACTATGCACAGGACGTAACCGTGCAAGAAGTTGTTAGGGCTTTAGGAACGCCGGACTATGAAACTTTTGTAGCACTTACTGACACTATTATTTCTAATAATACTGAAGCGGCTTTGCGAACACTTGATGACTTTTTTATGTCAGGTAAAGACCTAAAACTTACTATGCGCAACTATACTGACTTTTTAGTTGATATATGTAAGTATGTACTTACGCAAGACTTGTCCTTTACGTCACTGCCTGACCATTTAGAGGTAGATTTGAAACGCATTCGACAGGCTACTGAATACTCCCTATTGCTATGGATGCTAGAGGAAATGAACAAACTGAACTCTACTATCAAATGGGAACCTAATGCTAAGCCTATTATTGAAGCTCAAATATTGTTAATGACGCAGGAGGACTAATATGGTCAATTTCATTGGTCAACGCAAAGCTAAAGAGTTTGTAAAGCAGCGCAAGTACCTACCTAACTCTACTTTAATTATAGGTGGTAAGAAGTCCGGGAAGGCTACGTTCGCACGCTATATAGCGGAAGAGCTCGGTTATGACTGTATATTCATTGACAACAAGGTAGACAGTATTCGGGACATGATTGAACTGAGTAGTAGCCTTGCCAGTCCTACCTTGTTTGTAGTGCGTGCGTCAGGGATGTCCATAGGAGCAAAAAATAGCTTATTGAAAGTTACCGAGGAGCCACCTAAAAATGTTCATATCTGTATGCTAGCTTATACAGAGGGTGACGTTTTAGATACTCTAATTTCTAGGTCTTGGGTTATTCCTCTGCTACCTTACTCCACGGACGAAGTCACTTATTACTTGGAACGATTTGTAAAGTCTAGTATAGATATTACGCAGCTTGCGCAGGCTTTCAGTAGTCCAGGACAGGTACAGTATCTTGTTCAGGCGCAAGGAAAGGAAGCACTAGCGCTATATTTAGAAAAGGCTCAGTTCTTTTATGACAATATCTTTGAAGCATCTTCCAGTAACGCCCTTAAAATAGTAGACTGGTTCAAACTAAAGGATACGGACACGAGGGACGACGCACTTATCCCGGAACTGTTCTTAGAAATAGCTATGAACTATATTGGGTATGAAAATCGAAAGGTTACGGATACTCAAGTCCTTTTAGCTAATTACGGTCTACTGAAACTTTTGTCTAAGTGTTTAGGAACGGTATCAGCTAAGGGTAAGAACAAATTATTCGCATTGAACAAACTCATAAAGGAGGTTCAGGAGATTGGTTAATTTAATGGAGTTTATGACTCATATTAAGGAAGACAGATTACTACCGTTCTACATCTTTACTGGCGAAGAAATTGGACTAATGAACTTTTATTTAGGTAAGATACAAGTACCTGTTAAACGGGAATCTAGCGTAGCGTCTATTCTACGTCCATTGACTCAACGCTCTATCGTAGCAAATGACAAGGTCTTTGCGGTACGGGATGATAAAGACTTCCTATCTACTGAATCGAGGTGGAAGTCTTTAGAGGATATTAAATACGGGACTTTAATCTTACTTTACACTAAGATTGACGGACGTAGTAAGTTCCTAAAACAGTTCGCAGACCATGTGGTTCAATTTGACCGAATGACTACTACTCAGCTAATGAACCATTTTTCGAAAAAGTTCAAAGTACCTGCTGACGTACTGGAACAAGTCATTGAACTTTGCGCTCGCGATTACTCACGGATTGAAAACGAGCTGGACAAGATTAGCCGAGTGAAATTACCTACTACGGAAGCCGTGGATTTTCTTATTCATAAGGACTTACAGTTCGAAGTCTTTGAGGCCGTGGATAGTGTTATTAGGTATGAACCTCAACGAGCCTTTGAATATGTTCAAACCTTAGTAGCTACGCAAGAAAATGTATTAGGGTTCCTTACTCTTTTATACAATAACTTTGCAGCTGCCGCACGAATACTAGGTACTGAAGGCGCAAAGGAGTCCACTATTAATATCAAGCAGTTTATGATTAACAAAATTAAGGGTAACTTTAACTATTCCTTAGACTCCGCTTTCGAAGGGATGACAATTATTAGTGATACTGTTGAAGGAATTAAGACCGGTCTATATACCGATGTCGTAGGTGTACAAATGTGCTTACTTAAAATTTTCGATTTATCGTAAACAAAATCACCTAATTCGGTGTATATTACATTAAACAGTTAAGGAGGTACACATGGGTAATAAATCACCTACTGCACGCATTTTACTAGCCGGAAATTTAGGTTACCTAGAAAACCTACTCGCGCACTATGGAGGCTCTACGCCTATTGAAAATATTTATCAACAAGAAAAGGAAAAACATAATGACAAACATTAAACGATTTAAGCAAATTGTAGTGGACACTATTAGCCGCGACGGAATTGACAATCTTATGGATTGGCTTGAAAATGATACGGACTTCTTCGCTGCTCCTGCTAGCACGCGCTATCATGGTTCTTACGAAGGAGGACTATTGGAGCATTCCTTGAACGTATATGACCGACTTGTATGGGAAATGGAGCATACAGTAGGTGCAGGATGGGAAGACATCTACAGTCCTGAGACCGTAGCTATTGTAGCCTTGTTCCATGACCTTTGTAAAATCGACCGCTATATCCTTACTGAAAAATGGCGTAAGGACGCTGACGGTCAATGGGAAGCTTATGATGCGTATGACTATAACCGCGAAAAGTCTGAAATGGGACATGGTTCACAATCCGTTTTCTATCTTCAAAAGTTTATTCAGCTTACGGAAGTTGAAGCACAGGCTATCTACTGGCACATGGGAGCATACGATATTAGTCCTTATGCAACGCTTGCAGCTTGTAGTGAAACCTTTAAATGGAACCCATTATCTTTCCTAGTTCACCGCGCAGACATGGCTGCTACTTATGTAGTTGAAAATGAAGCCTTTGTTTATGGAGAAGGTGAGCAGGAAGTAGCGCAGGAAGAGCCTGTAGAAGAAAAGCCTGCTAAAGTATCCCGCCGTTCTCGTAAGAAAGTAGAAAAGGACCCAGAGCCTGTTGAGGAAGAGCCTGAGGAAGTAGCAGAGGAGGAAAAACCTAAACCTACTCGTCGTCGCCGTAAAAAGGTTGAGGAGCAAGTAGAAGAGCAGGAGCAGGAAAAACCTACTCGAATTACTCGTCGCAAAAAAGCTGAACCTAAGGAAGAGTCGCAAGAGGACGTAGAGGAGCAAGAGGCAGAAAAACCTAAGTCCTCTATTAGGATGCCACGTAAAGGAGCACGCGCAGCTACTAAACCAGTAGAGCCTAAATCATACTACTTCTATAATGAAGAGGACGGTTACTACTACAAGAAGGACGAAAATGAACCTGACAATGACGGTGACATTTTAGTAGACGAGCAGGAATATCTTGATGCTATGTGTCCAGTATTGGAAGAAGACTTCTTCTATGTATTGGATGGCGAAGCTCGCGTACTGCGCAAAGGTGAACGCCTGCCGGAGGAGTATGACGAAGAAACTTGGGAGCCGATTACTGAAAAGGAATACACTGACATGACGGAGCCTAAAGAAAAGACCGTTGTGAAAGCGTCCCGCAAACGTCCATCCGCTAGTCGCCGACCTCGCCCTTAATTAGAAAGGATAACTAATATGTGTAAAAACTGTAAAAACGAAGCAACTGAAACTGATTTGTCAATCGGTTTCAGTATGACTTCAAAAACTACTGGAAAAACTATTCATATCGAACGAACTGAAGAGGAGCTGCAGGAGTTTGCTAGTCGAATGGAAGACAAAGCCCTTGAGGGTGACGAAGCTGCTGCAACTGGAGTAGCCCTTGTCTATGCACTAGAAGAACGCGCAAAGGCATATCACCGAAAAGTAAGTAATTTGGACGCTCGTCACGAAACGCTGCTAGAGACTCTTCAGGATTTCAAAGAGAACTATACTACCGCAGAGGAGTTTAAGAAAGCTATTGAGCATGTATTGAAAGCTGACAAAGTCACTGAGCAAGTGTTTGACATGCTTTCTGGTAGAATGGAGGACTTGTAGCATGGAAAGAGTATGCGCAACGTTTGACTTTGAATACGAAAATTGTACGAAGCCTATTCGCGTTGACGCATTGTTTGAAACTGTGCAGGACTACGAAGATACTTTTAGGTTTATTAATAATTATATAGACGAGCCTGACGCTTTTGACTGCAAATGCGTCACGCTTGTTCCATATAACGAAGACATCAATGGTGACATTGTCGCTGTTGACTGTTTAGTTAAGCTAGAAGGAGTTAGAGCAGTTCGAACAACGTGTCGAGTTATTAAGTATGAGGGGCCAAAAGATGCAAGAAAGTAGACGAGTAATATCCACTAAGGTCAAGCAATTTAGGGAGGATTACATCCGCGCACGTGCTCGTGTATTGCTTTTAAAAGGACAGCTAGTTACACAAGACGAACTAGCGGAAATCACGCAATTAGAGCAGTTTATAGCGGCGGTAGACGCTATGGTGGAGGTATTCCCGGAAGCACAACGCAAGATTATTCGCCTATCCATACTAGACGATTTGCCAGTCACTAAAGTAGCTATTGACGTAGGGTATCACTATACATGGGTATTAGAACTTAGGGACAGGGCTGTCAAAACAATTGAGCAGGTACTTAATGGTGACATTATTTTGTCCGAACTAGGTCTTAATTTGAAAGGAGCTATACATGATTCTATTACTTAGGATTATTGCATCTATTGCTATTCTAATGTTTGCTGCTATTGTACTCTCTAGTTTATTTGACTTGTCAACTAAAAATGGGCATCCCTTAACGCTGACGGAAGTGATAGGTGATACTATTGCTTCCATTATTGCTAGCGCCTGGATAGTGTTCCTTATCTATGTATTGGAGCGTATGCAATGAAGAAGCCTATACCTACACGCGCAGCAAGCAAGCGCCAAGAAACTAAAGTAGCAAAGCTATTAGGCGGCAAAGTTCAACCTAATAGTGGAGCTACCGACTACTCTAAGGGTGACGTAACTACTGACGAAATGCTACTTGAATGTAAGACATCGATGAAGTCGAAGCAGTCCTTTTCTATTAAAAAGGAATGGATGGACAAAAACGAACTAGAACGATTTAGTATGAAGAAAGACTATTCAGGGCTAGTGTTCGATTTTGGGGATAACGGTAAGCAGTACATAGTTATGGAAATGAGTCAGTTTAAACGACTACTAAGCGAACGTAATCAGGAGGACTAATGGCAGGAAGGCTATATACAATTGACAAGGACGGAACTATTAGTGAGCTTCAGCTAGAGCAGGGCACGACAGGAAGCTATGTCGACGTCACAGAGCTTGACCCTATTGTTCTTCAGTCTGTATTAGAATTTATTCAGCGCAGCCGGGTAGGCGTCACAAAGTACGGAACAACTTTAGCTGACAACGATACGGACAATTTTATCCAGCATGCAAAGGAAGAGGCAATGGACTTTGTGAACTACCTGAGCAAGCTAGAAAGTCAACTAAAAAAGTAGACCTATTTATAGGCCTACTTTTTATTATTGATAAAGTGCTACGAGTTGATTAGCACAATCTTCAATTTCACTGACTAAGTGAAGACTTTGACGTTTTCCTTGTTCCGCTCTTGCTTTAATACGTCCGTTGAGGTATTCAATTCTTTCAGTGACTTGTTTGATAATGTTAATTCTAGCTTCGCTCTCCATGTCGCGAGTAATAGCTGTTCCTACTTCAGCGAGCGGAGCTGCTTTAAAGACTGCTCGGTCCATTTCACTTTTCTTAATGACTGAACCTAAGTCTAAATACAAGTTAGGATTAATTTCAATTACCTTGTACTGTTTATCTGTTTCGTGAACTTTGATGCTTTCGTAGTGGAATGTGTAATCCTTGCGTCCGTCTTTCCAAGTTGGTGTAACGTAACCGAAATAAAGTGTGTTGTTCATGTTTTACCTCTTTCTGCGCTATGCGCTTTGTTTTACTTTATATATACATTATACAGTATTACCCGGTAATAGTCAACCCTTTTGCTGCAGAAAATTGAACTTTTTTCGATTTTTTTTTGAAAAAAAAAATAAGGCCGGAAGCCCTATTCTTTTATAAGCTGCTCATAAGCATAGTTAATAAGTTCATTGCGGGAGAACTGGAACACCTTACCGTTAAGACTTACAATAGGCAGTAGCTCATTGGTCATTGCCACAAATCCTTGTCCCTTGTCTGTATTTAGGTACTCCATAGTATTCATTAATACGGTGACTTCTTCTTTTTCTTTAATAGTACCCAGCATCTTTATCATCTACCTTTCTTATTTTTGCGTTACAGTTTAAGCAGCGCCAGTACCTGCTACTAGGAACGGGCGTAAGGTTGTCACTGATTTGCTCACCCGTTTGCGTCATAATAAAAGTTCCAGAGTATTTGAACGTTCTACCTATATAGGTAGAATTACATATTGGACATTGCATGAATTTAATCCTTTCTAATGTTTCGATACAGCTCTACGCATTCACTGTCTGCGAACTTCCTACCGTCTTTGTAGACAAGTCCTTGCGGCAGCTTACTAGCAGGTATTCCCTCGTCTAGTAAGTCCCCTATCGTGTGACAGTAAGCGGTTAGCACTGCAAACAAGCCAGGCGCGTGCGCTTTAGTGAGTTGAACTTCCGTACACGTCATCCAGGGCTGCGGACACTTAGTAAATATTCGAATTCCTTTATCATAGCTATGGTCAGGGTCGATGTTACCTAGCATTTTCAAGTGAACACCGTTTAGCTTCATGTCCAGGAAGACCTGAAAAGCGTCCATCTTAGATAGGTATTTACAAGTGACTTTAGTTAGTTCTAGTTTTTCAATTTTATGGACTTCCGTTGCTGCATTTTCGCGATAGCGAGCTCGACGCTTGTGATTTGACTTTTTAGGTTTATTCTTTGCCATTAGTATCTCCTTTGCTGGTTGTCGTATTTTATTCGGCGAGAAAGCTCCGCCTCTTTTCTAAGTTGGATGCAGTTTTTGATGTGTTCATGCATAGGCTTACAGTAGTAAGCAAGTCGCTCTGCGTCAATTATAAATTCACTGCTTAATCCTGCGTCTACTTCATACCCTCTAAAAGTCATCCCTTTGTGAAAGCTAAGCTTTCGATAGAATCCGTTACCTACTTCCGATACAAAATGAACTAAGGACATAGGTACCCAGACACGCGCAAGGGATACATAGTTAGGGATTTCAAAGAGTAGGCGCCGTCTATTATCATCAACTGCTTTTATACAGGAATTTTGAAAATAAGTGAATTGCCATCCTTTTTTACTCAATAGTTAGCTCCTTTCTATTCCATGTAGCCATCTTTTATCCAAATTTCAGGAATACGGTCACTAGTAGGTCGCGAAAAATAAAGTCCGCAACCTACTATTTTCGAAAACTCATATAACTCTGCAGTAGTTGCAAAGTTTATTAAGATACTAATATTTCCAGTTTTAATGTCGCTTGAAATCTTGGCGCCAAATTCGTCGAGAGGGTCTCGGTATTGTTCATAAACTTTCATTTCGTCAAAACAGTAGCTAGCGCTAGTTATTCGATATTGCATTATTGACTCCTTTCTTAAACATTGTTGACAACTACAAGGACGGCTTCGGCATCCTCGCTGACACTTTCGTGATATACATTTTCCAAAGTATCTTTATCCAAGCGCCGACGAAAAACTACTTCAAGCTCTTGTACATCATTAGCAGTAAGCTCTTCAAACATATTAGCGTCTAGGACATCTTGGTCTAGAACTGACTCAACTATTACAAATTTTCCTTTAAGTTTAAGCTCTTTAAATTTCATACTAGTTCCTTTCTAATTTATAAGGAAGCATGTCGCCAAAATAGTTGGTTAGCATGTTCCGCACAGGTAGCACTGTTGAACTTTTTAGCTAGTTGCTGATAATAAGCTGCCTCTGTCCAGCAGCGTTGTTTTTCCATTTCAGTCGCACGCTGCCCGAAATCGACAGCGGCGGTAAATTCATTTCTATCAAAAATAGTCATCTTATTTCCTCCTTTAATATAATCCACTTTGGTCAGCAAATCCTTGCGACCATTTTAGCACTTTTAACAATAACTTAGCAAACAATCGAACAATGAACATTTTAAACATCCTCTTCCAAAATTTCATCCGGCATTATTTTTGCATTTTTACCTTCAAATCTTCCTTGCTGGTATGCATCTATATCGGAGGTATATTCCGGGGGTTTAATGTCCTTCTTTACTAAATTCGGAAATACTTCTTTAAGTGCTTCCCTTGTTTGCTTACTAGGTAAGACCATAAGTGAGTATTCCTCTACTTGTTTTTTAAACCGTTCCTCTAGTGCTGATAAGAAGCCTTCGATATATGAGTTCTTGTAAAAGGGTTCACGTACTGGAAGTCTTTTAATTCTGTAACGGAGATAAAGCAAGGCGGCTTCAAATATTTTAGATACTAGTTCAGCGTCTTGTTTTTCTCCGAAGAATATTATTCGACTTTTATTTGAAATTGGGTCACGCTGACTTAAACTAACGCACCTAAAGTTAGAAGCAAGGATGGAACTAAGATAACGCTCCCACCATAAGATTCGACCTGCTTCTTTTCCAACAGTTTGCGAAGCCTCAAACTTTTTAGGTTCAGTAAATGTATCAACGTCCGCAAGTTCAATATTATTTTTTAGCATTAGTTTTTGAGCAAGAAGAAGGGCAGTTTGTCCTTCCTCGTCGCTCGGGTTATCGTTTGCTAGTTCAATGAGATTTTTAATTTTTTTCGATAAGTTTTTCGTTCGACATTATTTGTCCTCCTTTTATTTAGTATATTTTTCAAAGATGCTTAGCGCAGGAATTGCGCGGTTTTGCGTTGTTCTGTAATAGGACCTTTGCGCTTACTATTAATAGCTTTCTTTGCGTCAGCTAAAGTCCTAATTCCTGAATGAGCGGCAGCGTGTAAAATAGCTGCTTCCTCCTTAGTCATCTGAATATACTTCAAAGACTCAGTATCTACATTAAACCCACCTAGGCTAACATACAAAGGAACGCAACCCTCACCAATGGATGGAATGTTCCAAACTTTGTAGCCTGTCGGAATTTTCTTCACTTCCTTGAATGTATGTCTTCCGTCGTTAATTGTTTTCATTGTTTTATGCCCTTTCTATTATTTGTACTTTATCTAAATCTATGCGCGCAGGAGTTGCGTGATATAAAATCATTGAACTTCCTCCACTCTTTCAACCTTTAGTGATTCATTATCGTAGAACCAAATACGTCCATCACTAAGACGTTCTAAACTTACCCACTTACGACCTTTACGGTCAGCTACTTTAAATTCAGTACCTTGGATATTTACAACTTTCATTCCTACTTTTAGGTCTTTAACTTTTACCATTTTGTTTACCTCTTTGTTTTTATTTTGTTTTCCTTTATGTATACATTATACCATATTACCGGGTAATACGCAACCCCTAAACCTCAAAAAATCGAATTTTTTTATTTTTTTTTCAAAAAAAATAAGGCCCGCTGAAGGACCTTACTTATAATTTTACAATCCTTCATCAATAATGATTACGGGATTACTATTACGGCTTTTAATAATAATTTCAGCGTCAATGTTTTCGCCAAAATTAAAAATCGGCGCAATGTGTTTAACTTCTACAAATACTTTATCTTCTACTTCATCATAGTATGGATTTAGTTCCTCCATATCTACTTCATAGTTTTCCATAAGTTCTTCCGCTGTAAGATATGCTTCACTTTGAATTTCAAATTTCATTTTTAGTTCCTCCTTTTAGTTCCTTATTAAATGTCCAATGTTACTACATAAACGGCCGCAGTTGGGTCTTCCAAGTCCCATTCAATAATTTCTTCGTCGCTAAGTTTTTCCATTTGTAGGATTGTAGCTTTAGCGAAGTTTGAACCGTTCAAGATGTTTTCAATGTTCCCTGAACCTAGGACTTCTTCTTGTGTTCCGTTTACTACCATTAGGTATTCGTTAGTAAGTGCTTTTGTAAGTTGTTCGAATTTCATTTTGTTTACCTCGTTTTGTTTTACTTTATATACATTATACAGTATTACCCGGTAATAGTCAACCCTTTTGCTGCAGAAAATTGAACTTTTTTCGATTTTTTTTTG